TGCCCTACTGTCCTAATGTGTAAATGGAGGTTAGAAAATGGCAACGAAAACCACGCTACGCGGTCGGCCTGCTATCATGCTCCACATTGATGGCGGTGACGATTTCGGCGTAGATCAGGTCACCCCGCTCCGGTATACGTACGGGGTGGTGTCGAGTGTCTCGCGGGATGGGACTGTCATCCGGGCGATTGTCGATGCCGGTGGCAGGCATCATCCTGTGATCTCCCGTACGCGTACGTACACCCTGCCACGGGACATCTACCCGTGCGGCCTGCTTGCGTCCATACGGGCGGGTGAGCTGCTCGGGACCGGCCTGGCTACCGTGGTGCGGGTGAAGGAGATCACGCGTGGCGTGATTCACCTTGCGTCCCACCGGGTCATGTGCGCGCGTCACGACCTGCAAGACGGGTGCGAGTGCGACACCAGAGGTTGGCGATAAGCCTGATGATTGCCTACGGGTGCCGGAGCTAATGGCCGGCACCATAGGGGAGTTATTAGGCTCTAGGGATAGGATGGAGTAATGGCGCGTACACGTTTCACGAAGAATGAGCGTGAGGCATTCACGCCCGGTACCGCTATCGAGTGGCGTAACGGCGCACACTGGCACCCTGGTGTGATTGCAGGCGACATTTACACGTCGAACGGGTGGCAGTATGTACCGGTCACTCATCGCGGTCGGACAACCGCCACCGTTGCCACCGGTCAGTGTGTGACCAACCGTCCGGCTACCGTCCGGCTACCGGTCAGCTAAGGGAGGGCCGAACAGTGTACTACGCAATACACGCGGTGCGTAATGTCAGTATGGCGGACGGGTGGACCGCTACCCGTCAGTTGCCGACTTTCTATTTGCATGATGTACCGCAAGGAATCCTCAACGTCCAAGCCGCAGAGCGTACCGCTCGGGACCTGTTAGAGAGCGCTAGTGAAGGCGTCCCCGGTAAGGTGGTTTTCAGCGTTACAGCGTTCCCGGTGGACAGTGACATTACCTGATTAATGCCTACGGCACACAGCATTGTCTGTGTGTCTAGGGGATTCATCAGGTAACTAGGAAGGGTTAAAGGTATGAGCACATTCAAGGATGGCAGCGGCACACGGGTGAGCTATGCGGTAACGTTCATAAACGCGCCGCTGGTGGATGTCGACACGCGTGACGCCGTTGTCCGGCTCATCCATGAGGGTACGGGCGCCAAGCAGGTACGCGCCGTGACAGAGCGGGTTGTTCGGTGGTCTGGCAGCCACGATGACAGCACGCGCGATTACGAGTTGCTGGCCCATGTTGGCCCTATGAGGCCGGAAACGTTCCTCGACCGTATGCAGGCCGGTCCGGTGGTTCCCGAAAGAATCACAATCAAGGTAAAGGCGGTCAAGCTGCTAATCTGCCAGGAGTGCAGGTTTGCGCTGGAGTACGGGCCGGAAACGCCCGCGCAGCGCCGGGCGGCAAGTCTCCTCCGGGCGAAGTGGGGCACATTCAAAATCACCCTGGGCATGCTTACGGGTGTCGCGGGCTGCGGCATCGATCACGCCGCCACGTCGGACGAACACACGCAAACGTGCGAAGCGCTGGGTTTCGCATACACAACGTGTGACGGGTGCGGTAGCGCTCTTGCGGGTGATCGGTGCCCGGCAATGGCGTGGTAGCTGAAAGGAGACGAGATGGAACGGTGCGACAAGCGGGTAACATTCACCCTGCGCTATAACAGCTTCAAGGGGTTATATTCCGTCGTAGAAAAGTGGGGGGATAGCGAGCCTACAATCCACAATGACTCTAGCTCATGTGACAGCGCTTACCGGTGGGCGCAATTGCTGATCGACGGTTACCGGGCAACGACACGGTTTGTCTACCAGCCGCGAATCATCGTGCCGGATAACCTGATACACACCAGGGGAGTACGGCCGTGCCCAAGGTGTCCGTGATCGGTACCCGGGGGGGGCAATGGTGACTGACTCTAGTGATGGCCGGGCTTACCCGGCCGTCGCTAGAGCTAGTTACGTAGCTAGCTGGATGGAAGGAGTGGGGATGCACGAGAACATCATTATTGAGACGGAGATCGGGCCGTTAGAAGTGTCGTTCACGGAGTTCGATCACGTGAACGTCAGTAGCTTGAACGGTAGTTATCTGACCGTCCGAGGCAAGGAATACACAACTAGCGTACATGTCTGGCGTGATCAGGGTTGGCGCCCTCGCCCCGACTCGTATATATCCGTCAACCGGCGGGATTACTTCCGGTATTCGGATGCGGCAGCGCCTAGGACCATTCGGGCCAAGATCCTGGAACACTGCTACGAAGCGGTGCGGGAGGCGATGCGGCGTGACCCGGATGCGCCAGTGCGGGCCGGGGTGGCACACCTGCGCAGGGAGCGGCAGAGCTGCGACACTAAGCGGTCGGCGCTTCTGGAGGAAGCGCACCGGCTACAGGTCAGGATTGTTGAGCTGCACAATGAGCGTAAGCGCATCGACCCTGAGGGTAAGTACGGCAGTCTGGGCGGGCAGATTTCCTAGCGGGGTTCGGGTGGGCATCCCTAACGGGGTGCCTGCCAGTGCCCAATTAGGGGGGCAAGTGGAAAGGATGCGGTAATGGGAGAGTCGATCGTTTTTCGCGATGGCCGCGCAGTGGCGGTCACCGACAACACGCTGGCGTGGTTCCACAAGCACACGCCTTTCTCCGCCATGGAGGCCGAGAAGAACCAGGGATACCGCGTCGGCGACCTGGCCGCGGTGAAGCTGTGCGCGACCTGCATGCAGCTCATAGAGTCGGGCGACGCCGTAGGCGCCCTCGTGTCGACCGGCGACCCGGAGAACCCGGTTACCGTGCACCGGCACTCGGCCTGCCCGCATCCCCCGGGGCAGTACCCGCGCGACCCGTACAAGGCGACAGAGGAACTGGTGGCGATGCTGCGGGAGCGGAAGCTGTGACGGTCTTGTAGCGGATGCATCCTTGGCAGTCTCCGGACTGCTGGGGGTGCGACCATTGCAAGGTCAAGATTAGGAGGAAACGTGTATCTGACACGTGAAATGGCTTCCGCGCTCATAGACGGCGACCGGCGTACTGGCTGGTATGGCTATGTTGAGACCTGGAATGCTCAATTCGGCGAGGAGACCGTAGCGGCACTGTGGGCCGTTGGGTTGATCCGTCGCCAAGCAACCTGGACCGGGTGCCTGGAGCTGACCGAGCTGGGTGAGAGAATCGCCCGGCGGCTGGAGCAACTGGGTTTCAGCCTCGCTACGGTTGTCCGGGAGCCTGAGGATATCGTGGCCGCAGCGGAGGAGTGGGCGCGTATCCAAGCAATTGTCATATCCGAGGAGAAAATGAATGCCTAGGACTGTCATTGCCGTAGCCCTGGTGGCGGCCGGCGCTGTGGTCGGTTGGCTGGCGCACGCGCCAGCGAGCCCAGCTATCCACTGTCCTACGGTGGACAGTTGCCAGGTCGACTATCATAGCGACGCCTGGTGGTTGCGGACTTACGATGCCGCTAGTCCTGAGCTACCCGGCCCTTGGATTCGGGTCAGCGAATAGGCACAGGAGGAACTATGGCGAAACCGCTGGAGAAGATGACGATTAGGGAGCTGCGCCAGTATGCGCGGGATGTCGGGCTATCCACCGTGACTAGGCTGGAGCGTAAGGCCCAACTACTGCATGCAATCCGGCTTATGCAGCAGCGACACCCGGGGCAGTACATCCTACCGGAGCAGTCCGAGTCCACCTGAACGGTTCTAGTGGTGCACCCCTTCATTACGGGTGTGTCGCTATGACCAGTCAGATCGGCTGGCCTTGAAGGAGGTAGAGGAAATGCGCGAGACAATCGTCCGCATGTTGGACGACCTCGATGGCACGGAGGCCGCGGAAACCGTGAGGTTTTCGCTGGACGGCGTGCAGTACGAGATCGACCTTTCTGCGGCGAACGCTACGGCTCTGCGGGCCGAGCTGGCTGACTACATCGTAGCCGGCCGCCGGGACTCTGGTGGCACCGGCGCACGTCGGCGCCAGTCGTCCACCAGGCCCAACGGGCACACCGGGCCAGGGCGTACGCCTAGCCAGGCTGCGAACCGGGCGGAAAGCCGGGCGGAAAACAGGGCGATCCGGGAGTGGGCTCGCGGCAAGCGTATGCAGGTGGCTGACCGGGGGCGCATCCCCCCGGCCATCATCTCGGCGTACCACGCGGAGGTTGGCTCAGCAACCCCCGGGAATGCCCCTCAGAAGGCCGCTGAGCCGCAAACGGACGTGACCGCACGGTCGGCTAAGGCTAGCTCACAGCGGCTCACAGCGGCCCAGCGTCGCGACTACCGGGAGCAGGTGACCCGGTGGTGCAAGCTGCACGGCTTCGTGGTGCCTGCCAAGGGGCGGCTCAATCCTCGGGTTGTAGCCGCGTTCGACGCCCAAGACCCGACGCTCTTGCCGGCGACGAGTTGACCGCTTGACCGGTCCTAGTGGTGGATGGGTTTGACCGCCCATCCGCCGCTAAGGCCGGTCAGAGGGGAGGTGTAAGAAAATGGCTGTAACAGTAAGTGAACGCGTAATCGACGATTACACGTTAACGGAGGTGAACGACGGCAGGCAGCTATTGCTGGTCGTCAATAGCCGCCGCTATTTAGTGGACTTGTCCCCCGCAAGCTACGTTGCGTTCCGAAAGGCGATCCAGCCGTTTATCCGGAACGTTGGGGTTGCTCGGGTACCCGCTCGCATCGTCACGGAGCTTATTGGCCTGCGGGAGACGCGCAGGCCAGGCAACACTAAGCGCTTGCGCAGTTGGTGGGAGGCTAGGTGGCAAGCGCTCGGCCTACCCGAGCCCGGACCGCACGGTAAGGGGCGCATTCCGGAAGAAGTGGCCCTTGCGTACGTGAGAGGAGAGCAATGACCGACGTGAGCGAAATCAGAGACCTGGCGGCTAAGCTTGCGCCGGCCTTGCCGGCGGGAAGCCGGGAGCGCCAGTGGGCACTTCTCATCGCAAGCGGGAAAATGCACTCGACAGAGTGCCGGAGGCACTTTCGTCGCATTTGCGTCTGGGTTCGGGACTCCCGGACTCACCGCGTTAACGTCCAGCTACGAATGGCGGTTTTGGAGTGGTTGTCCGCTAACAGTGGGCGGCCACCGCAAGGTGATATCCGAGGCGCTCGACGGTTGGAGATGAGGCTCAATGTCGAGGAGGCCGCCGCCATCCAGCGTGCGGCTAGCCAAGCTGGCCTGAGTATGGCGGATTACGCCCGGCGAGCTACTCTTGTCGCGGCCGAGAGAGTATGAAGTCAAAAGGGGGACCACCCATAGAGGTGGTCCCCCTTTTTTTGTGCCTTCACAACACGTGTTTTTAGTTTTACACCACGGACATAGCCAGCGGTGTCGTATCGGGTCAAACGGTTTTCCGCAGTGCTGACATTCCATTTATGCTAAGTCCGTCGGTTGAAACAGAAGAACCTTTGCGTCGACTGAACCCAGCGCACTCTCGACAAGCGGCCGGACCTGCGACCACTCAAGTCCCCCATTGCCGCAACCTAGCGCCGGCACCGCAATAGAGCGAATCGCGTACTGTGCGATTACCTGCGCAAGATCCTGGAGCCCCAACTCAATGTCCCCAATCCGACTTAGGTCCTTCCAATGCCGCTTTGTCGGGAAGTGGATAATGTATTTTGGTACAGCCCCTGTTTGAACTACCAGCATCTGTCCAGGCGTCACCGTCCTTGCCTTAGCTGCTGCAACATACGCCTTGTGACTTTCGGGAAACGCTAAACGGAACTGTAACGCGATTCCCTTCCCTGCCACGCCGACTGTGTTAACGGCGTTTACGAGAGCGTCAACGTCGGCATGAAGCAGGTTTCCGCTTGTGAGATGGATCATCCCTATTGACCACCTTCCGCTTGTGATGGTATCAGTTGTTTGTTGCCAGGTCAAAACCGTGCACCGGAACCTCGCTGCCTTTCTCGTCCCGCCAAGGAAGCGGCCTCGGCTTATGCTCCGCGGGTGGCAGGCCACACCTCCGACACTTAGCGCCACGATAGTCTCTCATTTACCTATCTCCTTTCTTAAATCCAACACTGGTGCACCGTTTTCCCGAGCGCACGAGCATGGTTGGCCGTAAACTGCGAGCCGCCCGTGGTGGTATCGCGCGCCCGGATACACCAGAGTTCATCACACGATTCTGCTATTCGGACGTTGCGGTCCTTGTAGCCTTTCGGCTCCCATTGCGGATGGGCAGGGTGGTAGATTTCCGTTGACAAGCCAAGCTGGACGGCGATGTGTTCAGCTATGGTGTCAACTCCGCTAGCTCCGCCGGATACGATAGTTAATGGGCTAAGATCGGCACCCATAAGCGATTCACGATAGACTGAGATAATGCCATTTACCAGGATTACCGCGGTAGCTGTTTGTTCTGCGGTGAGCTTATGACTGCCTACTATCGCCAGCTTTAGCATACGGGTTCGCACCCCCTAGAAAATGCTGTATTGCCCGCGGGTTGACACTTCCGGTTTGCTGGATCGCTTTACGAATGTCTGCAATGGCAGCCTCCCACCCGCCGTAACCCTCCGCCTTACCCGCATGCCGCCGGTTAATCATTAGCGTATCGGCGAGTGTGGGTGGCGGTGTCGCTTGTGGGTCCAGGGCATATGGCAACAGCTTTTCGATCTGGTACAAGGAGTAAAAGAACTCGTCGTCGGGATCGTAACCAGCCGCGACAGCCCTAGCCTTCCGTTGCTCAATCTCGACCTGGGTCATGTCAGCTCCCGGTGGTCGAGGTATATGCGAACGCTACGGCCGGTGGGAGAAACGTGGATGTCTACTTCGTGATAGGGGACCTCACCCGGCTTACCGATTATGACAGTGAGTGTGCGATGTTTACCTGCCCCTTTCCGACGTTCGATCGCACCAGTCCGTTCAACCTTGATCAGTCCCCACCGAAAACCGTATTGGTCGTTATACACGTTCATCGCGCAGCCTCCCGAACAGGTCGTACACGTCCGTCCGGTCGTCACGTTCAAAAAGGTTTGCCCATTCATCTTCGTCGTCCTCGTAGCCCTGTCCGGGGATTGGGTCGTTGACTATTACCCAACCGTAATCCTTGGTAATCACAGCCTCTCCTCCTCCTTTTGTGTGTTCATCGACGACAGGTCCAGTCCCCCTAAGGGCCAGTATGATCTGGTCGTCGTCGGGCAGAAGTTTCCAGAGACTCATAGCTTCGGGACATTTTATGAATCCGCCAATGTAGTGCGGGCTCTTATAGTCGCCGGTGCCGCACTGGTGTTGGTCGAGATGGCGTTCGAACGCGTCGCGGTGGGCGGTGTCCTGGTCGCTTTCCACCTCCGCTAAGCGCGTCACGATTCCTCCCGGTAAAGCTGACGTACTGAGTTCGCGCCGTTGGCAACGTAGTGGCTGTTAACGTCGTGACCGTCTGGTAGTTCGACCACTTCTGCGCTTACCTTGTTTGCCCATGAGGCGCCCATCTTTCGTCCTGCCTGGTCCCCATCTGCCCACACAACAATGCGGTCGAAATCGTGAAAGTGATATGGCCAGTGCGGTTGCCAAGAAGTGGCCGATGGGACGCCCACCACGGGTTCAGAAAGCAGCTCGGACAGGACAACCGCGTCAAGCTCGCCCTCGGTCACGTGGATTGTGCGACTGGGCTCCTCTAACGCGAGGACGTTGAACAATCGGTGCTGCTGACCTGTTGGCTGGTCATATTTCGGGTGGTCGGTGCAGGTGTGAGGCTCCAAGCACCGAAACTTGAGCGCCACAACACCCGCCCGGTTCCAATACGGCACAACCAGCCGCCCGGCAAACCGCTCATGCGAAAGAACCGGTGATTGCACCACGCCAATTCCCCACTTCGCAGCCACCTCCAAAGTGATTCCGCGGGCGTTGAGGAAACCAGCCGCCAAGGTCAGACTGCTCGCGTAAAGGCTCTGCGCTCTGGCCAGTAATTCGCTCTGCCTCCGTGACAGCAGTTTTAAAGTCAACATGTTCGCGCTCCATTATCAGGCCAACCGCATCCTCATGGATGCCACATACAAAGCAGTGGAAACGACCTTCGCCGGGATGGTATGCGGCTGATGCGTGACGGTCTTCGTGGAAAGGACACCGGATCGGGGTCCATCCCATTCGCGGCGAGGATGGGGCGGCCCCGTAGTGGACCAGGACCGCCCCCATGTCGAACCTCACCCAACCGCCTCGCCGGCGTGCCTCCGTGCCGCCGAGTTCGTCCAGCAAGCAGACGGCAGGTACACCTCCAGGTCGGAGCCCCGGTTGGTGGCAGCCACCATGCTGCGCCACTTGGCGTAGGTCAGGTGCGGCGCGTCAATGGACGCCCAGCGTGCCGTCCCCATGGCGTATGGCACCCCCGCCAACGGGCCAAACTCGTCTTCGGGGCCGACGCGCATCCACGTAGCCCCAGTCACCCGGTCGCGGACGATGCTCCGGGGGGGTGGCTCCGGGGGCTCGTACGGATGGAGTACGGTGATCGTGGCATTCGGCGGGGCTGCTGCCACCTTGCCGCCCACGAGGGTCATGTGCCACCCAGCCGCGGTGGTCGCGGTCGTCTTGTGTCCTCCCCGGTGTGAGTATTCGCCGGCGTACCGGACCTCGACTGTGTCACCTGTTTGTGGGATCACTTGCTCTCTCCGTTCTCGTTCTCACGGACATCTAGTAGCATCGAATTGGCCCTCTTCGCTATCGAATGGAGGCCCATGATCAGGCCGTCCAGGCCAGCGGCCGGCAGGGTAGGCTCGTACACGCCGCGGAAGGTGGCATTGGACATGCGGTAGAAACGCTCAGTCGGACCAGTAGTGGAGCGAACAACCCAATCGCCACCTGAACACCGGAACGAGTCGTTTTCGGTAGCCCGGTAAATGCATAGTTCATCATTGTCCGGATGCAGGTATACCGTGTACTTCTTACCTACAAACTCCTCGACTTGGCGGTAGTTCGTCTCGTCCCACTGAATAGCCTCGACCGTTCCCTTTTTACGATACATAGGCATGCGCTTTCCTCCACAACTCCTCGAAGTCCCTGACGAACAGTGTCAGAGTCCATTGGTCAATCGTCTTCTCACCTTGGCCGTTGTGCCGCCAAATCACAGCCGGCATATCGCCCAGCTCGCCATCACGCTTCGCCTTGCGAAGCATCGCAACGAGACTGACTTCCCCCTTGGCTTTGACCTCGACGGTAAGACCGGGGGTGTTGAGTAGGTCTTTGCCGGGACGGCCGGCGCCGGCATCCGTGCAACCGGGAAACATGCCACTTGTGTGCCATCGCCTGGCCATGAGCGCTTGTGTTCGCATACCGCGCTGTTTTCTGGTCATGACACCAGTGCCCCCAGGTTTGCGTTTGCGACTCCGGTACCACGTTGGCGCAGCGAATCGGGCTCGGGTGGTGTCAGTGGGCCGCGTGCCAGCAACTCTGGCCACGTACGCGGATTCATGCGCCGCTCAACGTCGTACCAAATGTTGTCTTCCCGCTCCCACCGGCTGCCGAACTTGTCTTGCAGCTCGATGACTTCCGGCGGCGGTTCCACCGGAAGCGCATACTCGGTCGGGGCGGGACCACGGGCGGCTACCCACGTCGCCAGCTCCGGATAGCCAGCGCTACGTAGCACCGAGCAGACGTGAATGCCGGTGTGCAGGTCGCTGTCCTCGTCCGGTCCGGTACTCATCATGCATCCGTTTCGGCCGGCGAGTCTTCCTCGCCACAGGTCTCATCAACCTGACACACGTTGAGCTTGAGGTTATGGTCACATGAGGGACCTTCGCAAGCAGTGCCTACGTCCGGGACTTCTTCTGTGGTGTCCAGCCACATCACAGTGGTCGCCCCGTCATGCCCGTGAACCGACATCACATCCACAATCGACTCGTGAATGACAATCGACCGCGGCTTATTCGGAACACACCAGTGGACTACACACACGCCGTCCTCGAATCGAATCCCCTCAGCGACAACACCGGTGCCTGAGTATCCGGTCTTGTCGGTTTGCCGGTACAGGTAGAACCGTTCGTGCCAGGTATGCTTGGCGGTATGCATCACACGTTTCCTCTCGGTAAAGGAGTGTCGAAGATTTGGCAGCAAGTGAAATCCGCCGCCCACCGAAGAGGTTCCTGGGCGTGGGGATCAGACATGCCGTGCCGGTTCTTAACCACAGCTATCCACATTTCCCCAGTCAGCGAGTTGAAGGCGCAGGTAAGGATTAGCGCCGGCAACTGCGCCACCTTGCCCTGGATTGCCCGCCTCGGTGGGGCAGCCGTGACATGCGAGCTATCCTGCTCCGATGTATGGTGCAGCACCAGGACGCATGCTTTCGACGTGCGAGCTAGCCAGTGCAGGTCCTTCACGGCCTCGCGCATGCCAGCCCATTCGTTAGCGTTGCTGGCTTGCAGGTTCATCAGGTTGTCGACAACGATGATTTGGGGCGGGGTGCCATGGACTTCCAGCCATGCAGTGAGAGTGTGAGCCAGGTCTTCCATTGACGGCTCAGAGGGCTCGAAAACGAAGCGTGCGGGTAGGTTTGCCACGGCGGGGCCGTATTCGTCACTGTACAGGCCGTGTTGGATCGTCTTCTCGATGCTGAGGACAGGATGTCGGGTGATAGCAGCCGCCGTACGGGCCGCCATCGTCCACTCGTCACTATCGGCGCTGAAGTACAAGGCTGGTACCCCCATCCTCAGTACGGCTATGAGCGCAATCATCGTTTTGCCTGCCCCGGGTGGGCCAGCCAGCATGCACAGTTGCCCTCGTCTGAAATGCACCCTGTAGCGGCTGCGGGCTAACCCCGGAAACGGGTCTGGCAGTTGGCCAGCTTGCGTGGCCCCGGCTGCACGCAGCAGAGGCACCGGCATCTTAGGTCGTCGTCGCTAACTGGGTCACGAACTGGCGTGTGCCCGGTGGCGATGACCAGTTGCGTATCTTCTCTTGGGCTTGTTCCTCGGGGTCGAGGCCGATGTCAACTTGGCGGCCCGCGGTTCGTACCACGTAACCATCGAGTGTCTTCGCCTGATCCCCCTCAAAGGTCACCTTGTAAAGGTTGTTCCCGGCTGTGTGGTAGATGACGATTCCTTCTGGGCGGCGAAACCCGGACACGTGGACGCTGCCGTACTCAGCCAACGAATCGAGCCAGAAGCGGAGCGTGTCGTTTAGGTGCGCTGCGTTAGGCCAAGCCAACGCGGTGACCACCTCGCAGCAGTCCGGCCGGGTCCACCCGGGCATCCCCCACCGTGCTACGTTGAACAGCGCGAAACGGCGATCAGGGAGCCCGTAGGCTCGGTTGATGCCCTTGCCGTACCATTCTCCGTAGTGCAGTCCCTTGCCAAGCGCCGCCAGCTCCTCCGCATGGTCCCATACCCATTGGGCAAACTCGAAGTTGTCGGACTGCGGGTTCAGCCAACGTTTACGGGAACCAGCCGCTACCTGAGTGCCGTCAGTCAAGATGCGAAACCGGGGCGGGCTTGAACTACGAACGGACATCATCTCGTGCCAGTTAGAATCCGGCGGGCAGACAGCGACCAGGCCGTTAGTACCGTCAAGCTTCTCGGTCAGGACGGTTTCGCGATTCCACCGGGGAATCTTGGTAAATGCCGGATAGCTCACTGGTCACCGTCGCTTACACGCGCTGCCTTGATTGCATTGAGCGCGTTCTTCATGTGTGCGTTGAGACGCACCGCGGCAAATTCCACGGATATGACCTGTACCAGAAACTCGGTGTAGTCGTCTTGCTTGATGGCCGTAATGAGCTTCTTGTATGCGACTACCGCTACCTCGATCGAACTGATGAGCTGCTTACGATCGGCGTCGCCAATCCCTGTTGCGGTGGGCATTTCTCCTCCTATGAGTTCGGCCAAACGGGGGCGCACCGAGGTTGGTCCTGAGGTGCTGGGCAGAAGTAACCGTTGTACGATTTGTTTTGTTTGCTGACACCGCTCTTGTGGATCATCGGACCATGCGCACAGACAGGAGTGGCAGGCTGAGCGGGGTAGGTTGGATACGTTGCAGGTGTTGACGAGGCTGGAGGGTTGGGAGTCGGGACGTAGAAATTGCCGGAATCCGCAGACTTAGCCTCCAAAGCTGTAGCACGAATTGTCTCCGCAGCCACCGTAATAGGGCCGGCCTGGTCAATGACGTATCGGAGTCGTGCATCGAACTCATGTGCTGTAGCCGCCCTTACGTTGATCATGCTCTCGTCATGGATGCCAAACTTGGTCGATAGTTGGTAGGCGTAGTCGTCGGTCATTCGCGTTCTCCCTTGTGAGCTGTGTCGAACCAGGTGATGGTCTCTGCAACTGCCCTGCCCCACGGCATGCTGTGGTCTTGCAAGCTCTGGGCGTGAGCGAAAACTGCGGTCGCACTGTTCGTTAACGCAAAGCCTGCTGCCGCGAACGCTTTGGTGTTATCCCTGTCACGCACGTGGAGATTGCCTAATTTCTGCAATACGCTGCTGGACACACCAAGCTTGTACAGTGCAAGACCGATCAAGCAGCCGGGCTCGTTGGTCTTATCATGCCAATACACGCATCCCCATATTGAACACGGGGTGTAGACGTAGTTTTCCCCACGTTCGGTGACACATTCGCGAAGGGCTTGCACGGCCGCATCGTAGCCAATTTCAATCATGGCACTTTCCTCTACAAATCAGATGCGGCGACACGGGCGGCGACCACGGCATCGCCCCAGGTCGCCCGCCGGTCCTGCAAAATCTGGGCAATCCAGAAAGCCCGTATCGCAGGTTTGCTCAAAGTGATACCCGTACCTTTGAGGTATGGGACAAGCGCACGGATTGACATAGTTTCGTGACTCTCGTCCTTAAGAAAAGCGCGTGGTACGCCAAGCTTGAACAATGCCAACCCGACGATACAGCCAGGCTGATCGGTGTCACGTTCCCAATTGCGGCAAACGGTACTTTCGTAGACGTAGAAGCCCCCTCGCTCGTCAACGCATTGCCTAAGTGCGTTCAGTGCGGCCCGTCGGTTAATGCGCATATCGCTTGCTCCTCCTTGTGGTCGGAACTGTCCGGGTCCATGTGAGCCTGCGACCCGCCAAAAGCCAGGCAATACCGGTTCAGACCGCAGGCCCGGCATAATGTAGTCAGGTGGGGAATGAATATCTCGTTTTCGACAGCCCGGCGGTAGGCGGAAAACCACTTCTCCAGTACCGGCTCCGTGTACCGGCTAAGGTTGACGATGTCGCCTAGTCTGCCGGTCCGTGCCATCCAGTAGGCGCCGAAGTCAATTTGGCAACCAAAAGTTCGTAGAATACCCAAACGGTAGACGCCGAGCTGGAGATCGGATTCGGGTGTCCGAGAACCGCTCTTGAGGTCGACGATGCAGAGCGCGTTAGACGCGGCGGGGATGACCATTACGCGGTCGATGACCATTTTGAGGGGCATGGCGGCAACCTCGGTTATGAGAGCGAGTTCGATCGCGGGCTGCTGGTCCGGTGTTGTCCAGATACGCCACTTGCTTGCCTTGCGCCAGTCGATCCAGGCTTGTGTCATCTTGGGGCCTTCGCGGCGCCACCAGGACTCGTCCTCGCCGGCGGGATTGGGGTTGGCCTTAGTGGCACGCCGTCCGGCCGCGCGGAAGTCGGCCCTGGTCACGTTGCCGCCGCTAAGCAGGTCGTCAAGCTCGGCGTTGAACGCGTCCCGGAACAGGGTGACCGCGGGGGCGAGAGTGAGAGGGGGCATGGCGCTTAGCCGCCGCTGATCGCGTAGACCTGCCGGTCCCACGCCTCAGTCGCCTGGTGGACGGCATGACCGCCGACGTTCCACCAGGCCGGAGTCTGTTCGAGCCCCAAGACGCGGGACAATTGGTAGAATTTACCACATTTGAGGTAATCAACTAGTCCTGAGTAGGACAAATGCGGCGGAAGAACCAATCTGGCCACGGACTCCTCCTAATGGGATTGTGAGTCTCCGTAGCCATCACCGAGTGTGACAGCCCAACTCCTCAGGTGCAATACCTTTGAGGAAATTGTGACGTAGGTCACGCACGTTAGTGCCGGCGCGTGTGACTACACAGGGCTATGTTGACGAGGTCTCTTCACGTTTCCGCAGCCGTTTCCTCAGCCAGGCTTGTCCGCATATGGCCAGTTAGGGGGGTTTATGACAATTCCACGGCATGCCCGGCCTCGCCCTCGCCAGTCAGTTGACGCCCATGCTCGGCTTCTCGCCAGCGTCGCGCTTGTGGTCGCGGTAGCGGCCCTAGTGTTGGGTCTGTTCGCCACGACTCTCGGATGGGTCCTGTGGGAGGAGCCGAGATGATCTGCCACCCATGCAGGGCTGGGGAGCACGGCCAATGCCCGGGGGACACGTGGTGTGACTGTCAGCACCGCGTTGACCCGGTTGCCGTGCGGAATCGTCAGGTAGTCGCCAAAGCTACCGCTTCCGCCAAGCATCGAAAGGGAAAACCCCGTGAACAAGGAAGTACGTCAAATGCTCGCTAGATACGACCTTGAGCGGAACGTAGTGCCGCGAGGTAAGCACCTCGCCATAATGCACCATGGTCAGATGCTCATAATGAGCGTATCAACATCCGACCGCCGTGCAATAAAGAATATGGAGGCACAAATCCGAAGACTGCTCGGCATACGTAAGCCACCGCCATCGGTTAAACCGAAGGCCCGTAAGACTCCCAAGAGGCGCAAAGTGGGGTACGAAGCTGCTGAGCGTCGAAATATACCAGCCGAACGACGCTTTCAAGAATTCGACGCTCTGATGAGGGAGCTACCATATGGCAGTTGACATACACGCGCTTATCGACCTTTGGCTAGATGGCCAAAGGGCTGAGTTGGTCAGTCGGGTGCTGATCATGCCACGCGAGGATCATGCGACAGCAATGGGCGCTCTCGCGCGGGTAATTCGGACAACCCAAGTCGCAGCAAAGCTGGATGTCACTCACGAAGTTACTGTCTCGGTCCCCACTTTTGGTTTGAGCGCGGATGACCTCTGTTCGGTATTGGCGCTTAACGACGCATTTATCAACTGTGACAGAGTGGTTATTCACCAGGTCCTTGACTTGTGGGGAAGGCAGTCCCCAGTCAAGCAGCTTTATCTGACATCGTCAGTTGTGCTGGTTATGATCGCTATTGCTGGATCAGTAGTGGTACGCCTATGAAGGCTGCAACGCTTGCGGTGCTGATAACGGTTCCGACGTTCGCCTTAGCGGATTTTGTATCTGCCGAGGATGCACTGGTCAAGCTTGGAGTAATGGTAGGATGCATAGCCCTGGCACGCTTCATGGTTGGTCTACGTGATGCAGCTATCGAGATTGAACGAATTGGAAGGGATGGGTGGCAGTGACAAAGCATGGCGGGGGGGCCGCGGGTGGCGGGCTCGCGGCCCGCATTGCAGCATGGGATGAGATGCGGTCTGACGGGGGGTCGACCCCTCGCACAAAAATCGTCGGGAAAGCGGCCTACCATTGTCCTGGGTCGCAAAATCCGCGTAAGGGGGGTGTGGGGTGCTTGTCCAGCTCGCCCTCGGGGCGGCAGCCTACATCGCGCTCTGCCTAGTGACTGGTTTGGCGGCAAGCCTCTTTGTGGCCGGTTTTGCCCGCACGACTCGTCGACCACACAATCGTCGCTACCGCCACCGGCATGCCAGGAGCACGAAATGAGTGCCCGTGACACCTTCGCTGCCCGGTTCGGCGAGGGCCAGGCCCGTGCGATTGAAGCCGCCGCTCAGGGGCACTACGCGGAGGCGGCTACAACTCTGTTCAAGATGTTCGACAGCTTCGGCGGTGGACCCCATAGCGGGGACAACTTTGGCAGCGATCCATTCCGCTATTGGTTCCTGCTAGCCGTAGGCCACCGGTGTGTGACCAACCCCGATTTCCGCCGCCACCACGAAATCACAGCCGACATCGAGCTGATGAAGGAATGGGCGCACGGTGAGGGTGCGCTTAATAAACATGATGGGGATTGCCCAGATAACACCGCGTTGACTTTAGGCATATATCGGGAGTGGATGTCCGATGGCTACGACAGCCCAAAGAGTTGACTTGTATGCTGTAGGACTCCTACGGGGCATCGAGGTTGCCTGCGCGATGCAGTGTACACGCTGCTTGTCCGGCTCGCTGGCATGCGCCCAAAAAACGGCCGACCACACCTTCATCGGCATAAGGGGACCGTTAGGGACCCCACCACCCGTAGACGCAATTGAAGACCTGGTCGGAATGCAGTTGCCAATCTTGGACTTCGGACTACGGCTCAAGATCGGGTACGCGATGGTGCTGCCGAACTGCACGCCATACCAGTCAGGTCGTCCGATGGTGGTTGACGCATGGCTTGCGGCACACACGGGGGACCGCCTGTTTCTCATGGCAGGGGAGAACCCCGGGTAGACGATCGGGCGTCAGACTGAGCACAAAGAAAGAGGGCCGGATAAAACCAGCCCTCTTTCTTTGTCGTGTTGACTGCCTATTCAGTTGTCAGTGTTGCAATAGAGCCGAAGCCTCCCAGGACCCGTCCCCCCGTTTGCCCCCCGGGGATCGAGCAAGTTCGAGCTGAGACCGGGCGACGCAGGGATGCTAGCACGGGCCTTGCCTAGCTGTCCACCGCTGTTCCTTCCCGGTTTGTCGGTCACCCGGGGTTCCCACCCGGATTTCCTGCCTTCCACGGCAGGCGTCTTAGTAACCCGGTGGCCAAACCAGGCGCAGTACGCCACACATCCTGGCCGGCGTCGTGTGGCCGTCTGCTTAGACCAGATCCCGCGCCCCCGACAGGATTCGAACCTGCGCTCCCGCCTCCGGAGGGCGGTGCTCTATCCCCTGAGCTACGGAGTCAGGTCGGGCGGCAGAACCGTCCGCAGGCGCCTCTTGCGCATCGGGGGCCGTTGCCAGGGAGGGGGTGGGGGATCGTCCTTCGAGGCGAAGCTGGTACCCGAGCGCTGTACATCCCAGGTCCCCCCCCCGCCGGCAAGCTCGTGACGCAGGGTGCCGAGGCCCCGGCGCTCCTCGTCCCGCTTGAGGCTATCTCGTAGCCAGGCCGCCCAAGCAATGATCTGTTGGTCAAGTCGTTGCTGACGCCGCCTGAAACGCCGGAAAAACACGGAACCTCCCGTTAATGGATGTGACGCCCGCCACACCGACCTTCGGTTTCGTCTTCGCGACAATAGCATGTCCGATGCCGTAAAGGTAAGCCCCAGGGTCTTGAAAGCCGGGAGTAAATCAAACCCTCAAGACCCCGGGGCGTGCGGGGGGTTCCGCCGCCCCACCCTATAGAGATCAACCGTCATCTGTCAAGATTGGCGTTGTGGGTAAGTGGATCGTTCGAACATGTGTCACCTGTGGTGGCGAAATCAAGCACATTAGGGAGCTGGTCTATGCTCATGTAGAGCCACCCAGCCCTGACTTCCCGCACCTCGCAGCGTTACCCGGCCAATTTTTCCGTTGCAAAAGGTGCAAGAAGTATAAATATGGTTTTGATCACCACCAAGACGGCATATGCTACGATTGCTGGATCAGGGACTCGCGACGAAAGAGCTAGAGAGGCGGGGTGATCACTGCCAGTCGTACGGGTCGTTCTCGCCGGCAAGTGGCACATCCGGCCAGTCGTGGCACGCGTGACCGCACGGTGGACCCGGGTCCCTGCCTGCCAAGAACAAGTCCAGCTCAACAGGCTCGCATTCGCCACAGTCGCCCGTTCGGCACTGGTCGGAGCAGTAGATGGCCACGACGGCAGTGTGGACCTTGTAGCCTCAACGGTCAACCGGTCAGGTACAGACCGAATCGACGTGTCTCAACTTGACAAACGCCGTTTTACCCCTTAGGGTCTGAACCTCAAGTGACACACATCCATATCGCCTGGTAAGCGTAGGTAGCCGGTCTTATACCGGTAACGATCCATTTGCCTTGTGACAACCGGTCTGTCCTGGTATACTGGAGGCTGGCAACTCGCGTTTACCGGTGGACAACGAAGGAGTTGCCGATGCCACGAAAGCAGATCGCCTCCGTCACCCTGGCCGAGGCGATCGACCATTACGCCCGCCAAGAGGCCCACCGGGGCCTCATCGCCAAGACCGTCCGCATGAAGCGAAGTGCGCTCCTTGCCCTCGCTCGACAAACCCCCCGCGGGCTCCACACCCTGACCCGTAACCTCCGCCGGGAACACTTCCGCGATGCCCTGATCGACCTCTACCAGGGCGCCAGTGACGCAACCCAGACTGCCCAGCGGGCCGAAGGCCGAGGTGTCCGGGTGGGCCGCCGGGGCGGGACCCTCACCCTAGACCGGAACGCCCTTCGAGGTTTCGTTGAGATGCTGTACCGGGAGGAGTGGATTAGCCCAACGTTCCGGGCCGAGTATGAGATCAGCAACACAGCGCGAAAGGTTGCGCCGGAAGACATCCGGCGCCAAAAGGTCTTTCGACGCATCCCATTTGATGAATGGCCCCGTCTGCTGGACTGCGCGTTCCATCCTCGGGACCGTCTCTTGGTCACTCTGGGGTTGCGCTGGACACTCCGTGCGTCCAGTCTGGTGGTGCTTCGCTGGGGCGATCTTCACCGTGACGAGATCGACTCTGCTCACCCGTACGGTTGGGCAGAGTTGATCAACGCGAAAAGCCGGCGCCGGGTGGTCGAGTTCCAGCTCCCCATCGGCCCGCCGGTGGCTGTCGAGCTAGACCGCTACCTCGCATGGTTCGTGGACCGGTACGGCGAGCCGAAGTCGGAGTGGCCGGTGTTGGCGAAGAAGCCGCACGCGTCCACGCTACCGGCTGGCGTCCCGAAGCGGCTGATGCGAGCTGAGTGGCCGTTGGTTCCGGACGCACCCATGGGTGCCGAACAGGCCAGTGCGACCGTCAAGCGCGCCCTCAGGGCGTTCTACGGGCCGGAAATCGACCTCCGGGACGAAGCCGCCCACCTGCTACGCCGTAGTGGGCTGACCTACGCCCGCCTGGCGGGCGGGCTTGCGGCAGCTCAGATGATCGCCAGCCATACGAGAGACACCCAGACGCAGGTCTACACCGGGATCGCAGAGCCAACTCTGGCCGAGGCAACCGCCACGGCCGCTGAGCAGGCGCTTCGGCAGGTGCTGCTACGACCTGACGCGCCCGCGCCCGAAGCACCTCCGGTGACCGGGCTGGCACCCATGGTGGTGGTGATCAACGGGGTTACCGCCTCCGAGTTGACAGTCTCGAAAACGATGATGTAGGCTGGCCGGCGTCAATACGGGTGCTCCCCGGTTGACTGCTCCATCCATCCACAACTGAATATGGGTCTACCGGGTCAGGTCCACTCACTTTGGTAGGCCGCGTTGGGCTCGGCCCTCACCACGGCGAAATTGGGTCGATGTCAGAGACGCAGAATGGCGGCCCCCACCAAGCCCGCTAGCTCAGATGGGGGCCGCCATTTTATTTGTCCCGCATTGACTCGATTACGCGCGCGGTGCGCGCATCGACCACGCCAGATTCGGGCAGGCCGTTCACCCGTTGCAACCCGGCAACTCGTCTCCCAAGGGCGACCTGGAAGCGGCCGGTCGGCTTGAACCCTAGAACCTCTTGCACCGGAACCACGTAGGCGCCTCGACAGTGGGGTCCGAACGGGCGACCGGGATACCACTCAGGTGCCTCTGGATCACTGCCAGGCTCGACATGCCACCCCGAGAACCGCCGCCAGTACCTCCGCCGTGCCCGGCGCTCATGGCCGGTCAGTCCCGTGGGTCTGGCCGGCGGCTTCCGGGGTGGCTTAGGGGACGGGGTCAGGGTCCACACGGCTGCCCATTCTCGCGGCCCCAGCAGCCCCGTACGCGGCAGGCCAGCCCGGTCTTGGACCTCCAGCACCGCCCGCTGGGTCAGGCCGTCGTAGCGGCCGTTGGGGTGCATCCAAGGCCGGCGCCAGCCGCCGGCAAACCAGCTCTGCCAACGACGCAATGCTATACCATCAGGCTTGGACCGCCCATCGTGATGTGTAACCACAAGAGGCGACGGTCCAAAAACGTGTCCCCTTGGCAGTGGAAAGGCTGTTACACGGTCCGGAGCGTTAGTGTGATGACCCCGCCCCAGCCCTCCGCGGTCGGAGGAGGCGCCGTCTGCTCGAAGCTCACCCTCTCGATCACGCATTCGGCATTCTCCCCAATATCGAAATCTTGAAGTATCACGGTGTTACCGGCTGCGTCGACTTGCTCCAGTGCTCGAATGCGCCGCCACGCCCCGCCATGGCCGCCTCGCCGCTGGCCGAAGCGATCAAGCTCCCAGTCGAAGCACCAGAGCGGAAGCTGGATGATCCGCTGTCGCGGAGAGCCCGGCAACGCTTTGAGCTGGTAGGCCCACAGAATTGGCCCGTTGAGCGAAATCTGGCGGTTAAACGTAAATCGCAATGACATGAAGTCAATCGGCTCGGACGGGGAAGATACCGCGACATCGGTATCGCCGGGCGACCTGCCAGACGGGAAGGTGTGCGAAGACGCAACGTTGTCTGCCTGGTCAATGGTCTCTAGACCCAATGGTCCAGCTAGTACCGGACCACGTACCCGGATAAGCTTGAACACTTTCGGCTCAACCGTATTGAACCGAATCCGACTAGTCTGTAGCGTCCCAACGAGTGCAAGATTAGTCAGGTCTTGGCGGTAACCATTGCTGCCGGTGGCGAAGAATAGTTGGTCCGAGGCCCCCAAATGCGCTATGACGTTGCAATCTGCCGTATCGCCATCGGCAACCAGGTCAGTGGCATATGGGAACCGCAGCTCGGCCAGCTCAGTTGACAAATCAATCCGGTAAAGCCCCGAATCGCCCTCGTTCCCCCGTGAAACAGTGCACCACAGGAAACGGTCACGGGCAGACCATGCTCTGACCGGGAACTCTGACGCGAACAACAGCGGCCCATACTCGATGTCGCCAGCCGAGTCAGCTATGCCGATACGGACGCCCTTATTGGTGCCGATGCCAACGAATCGTCCTAGGTATCCAGCAGCCGAGTAGGGTACCTCGCCAAAAGGTAGCTGGGCTGCGGTTGACGGAGCGGTCAGGACCGGAATCTCGCCGTCAACGTCAACAGTAAGTTTCAGAATCGCACCCCGGATGCCACCGGCGTTGCCTACGACCAGAATCGCTCCCGCAACCTCGGTAATGCCGGTCCACACCCAATCCGGGTTGACATCAGTGAAAAGCGCGGCCGGCAGTACGGCAGGCGGGGTTGGCGGGTGAGGGTCAAGCTCATAGAGTGCGGGTCCTACGGCCAGAATAAGCCGCTGTTTCACGAACGCCATAAACACTGGGTCCGAGGTCGTGAAATCGTACTCCTGTGTCCATGATGGCGCAGTGGCAAGGCTGGCCGGTATCGGAGCCGACCATACCCCGTCCTGTGCGCCAACGTACATGTGAGTGCCGTCCGACGTTATGGTCTGGGCGGAAGTCGTCACCGCAAGCGTACGCTCAACGTAGTCGTCCGAGGTTACAAAGTGTACGCTTGTTTCGTCGATTGTTGCGGCCGCGTGTTCGCCATCGCCAAACGTCACCTCGGTCGCGTCAGACAGCCCAGGGACCGCAGTTGCGCCATCAATGGTACCGACATCATTAAGAAGCTTCGCCTCACCCTGGTCCCACACGTTAACATTACGTGAAAAGCGAAAGCGAATGCTGCTGAACGGATTATCTTCGGTAGGGTCGGCAAATACCTGGCCGGCTCCGCCGTGAAAAGACTGCTGAGACCGCAGCCACCAGAACTCTAACGACTGCTCACCAGGAAGGGTCTGACTGTCAAACTGCTCTTTCCTGATCGGTGCCGTCTCACGAATGATCGGACGGGCGGTCGACGCGGCCGACATGAACGGCAACCCGCCGACAGCATAACTGTAGGCGACACCGGACCTTACGAAGAGGTCTCCCGAGCCAATGCCTCGACCAAGGCTGGCTGGGAGTCGACTAGGTAGCCGCATTGCTATCAGCCGCTCTCGTAGATAACCCGCATGAAGCTTGGTCGGTTAGTATTAGCCTCCATTCGGCACGTACCGGTGCCAAAGTCCCTCTGGCCAGTAGCCACAAACGTCTTATTCGCGGTTGCAGATGCGGTAAACCGGAAGTATAGCGGGCACGTGGTCTTCCGGAAGCCGCTCACAAACACGGTGGCGATGACGTTTTGGTCGATGATGTTTCCGGATGCGTTGTCTTCGCGAAGGCGTCCACTGATCACGTCACCGACAACTGTTGAGTTGAACCCTATAAACGCCTCGACCCAGTAGGTTCGGCCAGATACCAGTGGCACCGTGATACTAGATACCTGCGTTTCGGTGGTTGTGAAGGTAGAGCTGTTGGAGGTCTCTACCGTGGGCGTGCCGATTACCTCACCGGGCCTTTGCCCGGGTACCGGAAGCCCTGCCTGCAAATCTGCTAGCTCAGTTGCTACGTCCACGTCCGGGTCCGGCCCAGAGAGTGTTACACTTTGGAACGTAGCATCGACCGTTGAAGCGTTAAATGCAGGAGCAAGAGAGCTGCCAGCAATGTTTGTCAGCGTATTGGCAGACCCGCTAATCGTCTTGTTAGTCAACGCTTGCGTATCGGTTGTACCAACAAGCTCGCTTCCAGCCGCAAGCCCATGCACTTCGGAAGCTGCGTCGATGTGCGCCTGCGGTTCGGAGAAATCCCGCGCGGTAGGCCCGTGCACCACAACGGCACCCGTGTTATGGGACTGCGCAGCGGTTCCATCCTGGCCGCGAGTCACGGTCAACGTGCCGCCAGCGAGATTCGTGACTGTAACGACCTCGACGTTAGCGGTTTCGAAATCAAGAATCAGGGAGTAAGGGAACGTCGCCGGGAGACCACCGGTATCGTTTATTTCGATACTGGTCACTGATGAGTTGACGCTGTTGACCAGCGTCGTTTCAACTGACGTGTTCGAATACTTACGTGCCATCAGTGCGTCCTATGCGGTTGGATCGGGTGCCGAAGCAGGATTTGACTACGTTCCTCGTCAAGTCTCTGCCGGAACAAAGCGAACAGGTATCGCGATGCGTCCGCCGCTGCGCCCGCCGGAACAACCTCCGAGCGCCCGTGCGCCTCAACCGACTGCACGCTGACACGAACCGGCTCAATGAACGCCAACGCACGTGCAGCAATCCCGAGGATCACCACGTCACGCACCTCGAAATCGTAGCCGAACGTGGCCAGGTCATCGTCGATCGCCCAACTCGACTTCGGCGTCTTCGCGTACTTGACCCTCACGCGGTCTTCACCGGGCCAGGTTGCGGAAATCAACTCCAGCTCCAGACCTTCAACAGGCTTATTCTGACGCCATCGCTTCACGGGCGACCACATGCCAGTCGGACCAGGCCAGTTAAATTCCACAGAGAGGACGTTGTAAGCGTCGGACGGAAGAACGTAATTCGTGCGTGCTGGGTTAACTGTCAACTCAGTCTGCGAAACTGGATACACTGCGGGGAAGATTTCCCTAAGCACCGACGCCGCGATACTGGCTAGCCGCTGGCGGGAAAAGCGAGGTGCCATCGCAATCTCCGAACCAGCCGCATGGTTCGTTGCCGTCGACCCCGACTGAGCGCGACCCCACGGTTCAACCGTGGCCAACCCCGTTGTTGAGTCAACGCTGCCAACGTAGACCAGCTCATCGTCAATCTCGATTACACCACGAGAGATAAGCGTGCTCCCTGAGACCGAAAAAGTGAGGTCGCTCGCCGTGATCGGTTGCGCCAGACTTGTCCTCTGGTCCTGGCCGGCGTAGGAGTACAGGATGTCTCGCGCCTCGGTGATGATCGCGCGAACCGTGAACGGGCTCTCAGGCAACCTAGTCTCCTAGAGCGTCGAAATGGCTGAGCGGGTCGGCGGCGTTGTAGGGGGCTCCGAGTTGATCAGATCGGTCAAGGGCATGCCGCACCGCTGCCATGGTGGTTGCGCCCGGCCGAATCCCTTGCATACGCGCCCGGTAGTATTCGTCCAACTCGCGTTCATGGTGACGGTTGGCAGCCTTGTCATGGCGGGCGGGATTGTTCACTACGTGGCTCCGGCAATATCCCACTGACAGACTTTTGGCGCGTATACACGCGCCAAAAGTCTCGTGTCCATGACCACACGTGCAGCGCACGCCCACCGGTTACGCAACCAGGACTGAAAGCGTGTGCCCTACGCTGTGAGTCGGCGGCGGGTCAAAATAGACCGACGCAGGAAGCGTCACGGCGAGATCGCCGATCGGACCGCTAAACTGCCCCACCCAAAGAGTGGGCCGCCCGGCCGCGCTCTGAGTTTCCTCCGCCACGACAAACCCGACATCCGGGTAAGCCCGTACATTCGTCTGGGACAAACCGTTGACCGATCCAGCGAAACACAGCACATGGTCAGTAGCACCGACACCATTTAGACGCGGCAGGGTGGCAGCACTGTTGCTCTGCGCCGTCTCGGACAGGTCTAGCGGGGTGGCAGTCAGCCCGTCACAAGCAATAAGCTGCCACGTCCAATGGCTAGAGCCAGTCCACGACAAGTTGATTGAGTCAGTGCCGTCAAGCACATGGGAGTAGACCGCAGACGCATAGTCAGGGCCAACCACATTAGTGCCGGGAACAACGACCCAGTCATTGTCGACAACGCTACTGACGGCTGGGTTCGTCCACACAATGTGCAGGAAAACGGCATCGCCAGTTGCGGCAGTACCAGCGTTGATAGTTGCTGAAGTACCAGCCGTAACCGACGAAGCACCTACAACATCCACAGTCGAATAAACCATATCAACTCTTCCTCATGCTCTTGGCGGGGCGGATTCCACGGCCGCCGCCCTGGTTGGACGCACTGGAACGACCCTTTGGGGGCATTGCCCGGTACGATGTCGGGTTGTTCTTTCCGGCCATAGGCGACGCAGCCGGCGGAACCCGCTTACTCTTCTTCGGCATTAGTCCTCTTTCTAGATTGGTGTAACGAACTCGCCATACCCAGCAACGATCAGGATGTTCGCCTCATTAGCGGTAATACGATGCTCAAAACCACCAAGGTAAACGCTGTCGTACTGCTCCAAGTCTTCTTGGTAGGGGTAGATCAGCTCAGTTACGACACCGTTAACAACAGCAAGAGTAGTTCCGTGGGGCAACTGATAGCGGCTGAACAACCGATCGTTGGTTCGAAGATTTTCCTGATACGTTGGCCCAACCAGAATAAACCTCGGCAATTGGCTCCGATCGCCTACAAGCATCGACGAAAGGCCGCCGAGGTTCGCCACCGCAACTCCAGTAACCGTGATGGGTGCCCTGGCGTGAGCAGCGAGAGCACCCAAATCGGCTATCGCGACACCGTAGCGGATCACGTGCCCGGAGGCGGTTGCAGCCAAGAGGCCCAGATCGGCCACGGCAGTTCCGAACTCCACGGCATGCGCAGTCGCCGTAAACCCAAGGTCCGCGAGAGCAACACCGTACACAGTCCGCTGCCCGGTACCGGTGGCGGTCAGTGTGCCAAGGTCGCCAAGGCTGACTCCATGAATGGTTCGTAGACCGGTTGCGGATGCGGTCAGTGGTCCAAGATCAGCCGATCCATCGCCAAGTACAGTCTGAGTCAATGCGAAGTCGAACCCTGGTGGATCGTCGCCTGTGACAACCGAAGTCCCGACGCGGGCAACTTGGTCGGCCCCGCCTCCAGTGATGTCCTGGACAGCGGTTGTGACGCTAGCCTGGTTCAGCGGCCACAGGGCATCAGGCGAGGCCGTGACCCATGCAGACAGCTCGTCAGTCAATCCTTCAAGCGTAAGGTCAGACAAAGGGCTCTGCCAGGCCCCGGCAACCGCAAGCCGGCCGATAAATCCGAAGCTCTGGTCGGCTTGTCCAATCGCAATGTGGTCAAGGACCTCGCTGTCGTCCGAGCGGGTACCCGAGCCGTCCTGATGTGTCCAGGTGTCAGTGTCGAACACGTAGCGGTGAAATCGGGGTGTCGAGTTACCGGATGCCTTTGTGATAGCGACTAGGCACCAATCCAGTGACGAGTCCCAACTTACCGTAGAGTCCACCACTATGCCGCCCGAGACGAATATCATATCGTCATCGGGCGCAATCATGAAAGCGCGTCGGGAACTAGTCGCAGCCTCCGCCGAGGCCAGTGTACGGTCATTGCCATCGGTGGTCCGTTTGGCAATTGCGGCAACTGTGTAGGCGCCGGCGTTAAGGGTAGAGACGTTACCCAGGTCAAGTTCGATACGCGAGCTGCCGTCGAAATGCCGAACGGCCATTAGATCACGCCGCTACGTCGACAGAGACCGTGAGATCGCCAGTCTGGATCACGAAGTCATCGCCGATGCCAACCGCGTTAGCCGTGATGGTTCCGGAAAAACCAAACGTTCCGCCGGTTACTAGCGTCCAAACGCTAAAGTGGGTGAAATCCTCAGCAGCGGGAACATCAAGCCATTCAAGGTCGGCAGTGGTCGAGATCGAGCCACCGCTGGCCGTACCGAATGTTGCCTCCATGCGCGTATTCTCGGTGGCCACGTTTGCAGTGCCAGCAGAGCCGGGGTCACCAACGTGAAGCTGAATGAAGTCGTAAGTGCCGGTGAGTGTGGTAAGGGCGCTGTTGCCGGCGGTCACAGACCATCCAACTGCCATTAGCCACCCCCTTTCGAAGAAGATCAGAGTTTGAGGGGGAACCTCATTGAGGTTCCCCCTCAAACGTGGTTACAGAGAAGTGGTGTTGATGCTGGAAGCGGTTTCTACCCGGATAACAGCTTCATCCCGATAGATGTTCCAACCCAGCAATCCATACCAACCGATGGGTCGGAACCTCATCAAGTTGTCGGTAACCGGACCGATGCGAACACCAGGTTCCTCGGCAACCGCCTCAGCAATTGCCTGCCGGCCAAACACGATAGACCGGTGAACAGTCTCCGAGGTGTCGCCGTCATTAGCGAAGAACGTACGCGGGGTCTCGACATAGAGAATTCCCTCGTACTCACCGATAGTGCCGCCCCAGATGTTGCCAGCCGCGCTGTACTCATGTGGCGTGCGCCAGGTCGCCTGCGAGGTCCCGGTTTCGCTACGAAGGTCGAACGAAACGTCGGGATTCACGTATGCGACAAACAGGTTGTCCACGCGGGGAAGCGCCTTGAAGTTACGCAGTGCGGCTACTGCAAGCCGCCCTACCTTAGACTCCATGATGTCGCCTTCGGCAACGGCACCGGTGGTACCCGAGTTGATGAGCACGTTAGTCGCGTTCACTCGAATAACATTCGTGCCACCAAGGGCGGTATCGCGCACAAGCACGTCGATACTATCGAGCATGTTGAACGCGATAATATCGGCGATGCCCGGGTCCACGTCGGACAACGACAGGAGCCGCAGCTTCCGCGTCACCAGGCTCGACATACCGTACTCATTCAAAGTCACGGTAACCGGAGTGGTCTGCGGAATCGCAACCGCATCCGGGTCAACCGTCTCGGTCAGCGTCGAGGTGTTCGGCGTAAGGTCCTGGTAAAGATTGAACACTACGCTAGCACCCGGCATAGATTGCTGTGCTGGGCGCTTGTCCACAACCGCCCGAAACTGAGGCTGCGCACGAAGCGCGTACTCCACCAGCTTATCAAACGCCGTCTGAACAAGCTGAACACCAAGGGATGCACCGGACTCAATGTCAGTGAAAGCCATAATTCACCCCCTTTCCTAAAGTGGGGTTCTAAGCGACTAGACTCAGCCGGAACCGGGACCGCCGCCCGCGTCATAGATCATCTGGAGAAGTTCCTCCTTCTTGAGGTTCGGGTCGTTCAGACGCCGCAGAAGGTCAGCCTGCTTGGTAACCGTCGCTGTGGAGGCGGTAACCTTACCGATCCGCCCCAGCTTCTCGGCTTGCTCGGTCTGCTCCGGAGGCTCCTGAGTGGCGCCTTCGCCTTCGCCTTCACCTTCACCGGTAGGCTCGGTCTGGATGTTGAACACCTCGGCATAATCCTCCAGCCACTTCTTGACCCCATCCTCAGTCGAGTCGACATCAGATGGCACCAAGACAGCTACCTTTGGAGCATGCTTGACCTTTGCCGCGCGAAGAAGCTGCACGAGGCTCGAACTCCGAGTTTCCTTGGCAAGCTTCGAGTTAGTTTCCTTTAGCTGCTGATTCTCCCTCTCCAGCTCACGCATGCGCTTACGCAGCGGGTTGGTTTTCTTGGGTTCCTGACCCCCTTCGTCCGAATTCTCGTCGAAGTCGTCAAGCTGATCCCAGTCGTTTGCCATTACGAAACACCCACTTTCAGAAAGGAAATGTCTGCGTACGCCAACAGTGGCCTCGTGGGGACAAGCCACCGGAACGCACGGCTACCGGCTGTATCACGCAATCCATCCGCCGGTTATAAGATGGTGCGGAGTGGCGGGTGCCGGAGTCGAACCGGCTAACTCAGGCTTATGAGGCCCGTGTGCGACCGACGCACCTACCCGCGCGTCAAGCTCTGTCAGTCCCGTAGGACGGCAGAGGACAAGCTAAACCTGACCTGACGGCCTCGCCAAGCTCGCCGGAGAACCCCCCGACCCTTGACTAAACTGACCCTCTTCAAGGCTGCGCAGCTTCCGCCGCTTCCGCCGTGACTCTTCGTCGGCAAAGAAAATCTCTTGCTCAGCCTCTTGCTGCCCGTAATCAACATCATGAATCCCAGCCAGCCGCCCGGCGTCCTTCGTTAGCCGCGCCACCTGGCCGAGCGCCGATCTATAGTCGCCCTCGCCAACGAGGTCGCTTGCGGCAAGCTGCTCAGCCCGCGTGCGGTCAACGCCGAGCCCTTGCGCCCGGGCCGCACCACCGATAAGCCCAGCCCGGCTGATGCGCTCAAGCTCTTGCAGCCCGCGCTCACGGTCAAGAAAGAAAGCAGCGAGGTTGTCACGAGTAATACCGTAGAAGTCGCGAAACGCGTTAGCGGTAGCGTCGTCCAAACGAAACGCAACAGCCAAAGCCTCGTCTACCCGAGTCTTGATTTCAACAGGCGCCACATCGTTGGCAATCCACTCGGTAAAGTCCTCTGGCCTGTCGTAGAACCCTGGCGGTAAGCCAGCCGACTCCATGATCTGCCGGTACGCAGCTTCGGTATTCAAGTAGTCGAGGGGGCTTAACACAGGCAACCCCTTTTTCCGCCGAAGTTCGTTACCCGCAAACCGTTGCTTATACGCTTCGGTGTCCTGGATCAGGACTGAAATCTGCTCAACCGTGTGGCCATCCTCCAGCATTTCACGCGCCGCCGGCACAAGCGACCCAAGTCCCAAATCTCTTAGCATGGCGTGCATAACATCAAAGGCTGACTCAGGCACTTAGACCCCAATCACGCAGAATCCCGATCGTGGTATCCATCGCCGACTGCCGTGCATTTCGCGTAAACTGCCAGCGAGAGTCGCGCCTCAAAGTTCGCTCAAAGTCGTAAAGCGACTGCACCTGGAGGGGGTCACCGGCCTTGGCAGTAGCACTCCGAGTGCCCTGTAGGGCTTGTTGGACTATGCCATCGAACAGGTCAACGGTCTCGAACGGAACTTCCAACAGCCGAGAGTATGCTTCACGATAAGGCTCAGCAACATCCGCCACCGTCTTACCCTGGTCGATAAACTCGTTCAAGCCTGGGTAACGGCTACGAGCCATGTCGGCTACCAGGTCCGTGATATTATCCTCGGTGAAATCACCGCGAAGCGTCTTACCGAGCCAATCGCCGACTCGCGAATCCGAGACCCGAACACCGAAGTCGCCCGCAGTTCGCTTAATGAATGTCTCCATTGAGGCGGCCTGACCCGACGTTTCGCCAGGGTCATACTTGAACTCATCGGCAACCGCGTCAGTGATGAGCTGCGCCGACCATCCCATCATCAGCGCTTCGCGGGCCATTTTCTTAACACGTCCAGATGAGAGCGAAATACCCATCTGGTTCGCTTGCGCACGGATAGCTCTGGTCTGTTCAGCAACCCGGCTAGATGCCTCCTTCGGGTCCCGGGCCTCAAGTTCAAGCCAGGTGCGAGCGGACGCAGTGTGCTTCCGATACCACTTTGACGCCATAAGCTTGGCCTGGAACTTGGCCGTTGACCACTGGTCCTTGACGGCTTGCTGAATCAGCTTGCGAAGTTCAGCGTCGGACCTGAAGAACGCAGCGGCGTAACCATATTGCGCGGCGAGTTCGTCAAGGCTAAGCCGCTTCTCGGCCTTTGGGCGAGGAGCGCTACCTCCGCCACCCCCGCCACCTCCGCTCCCACCTCCACCGCTGCTGCTGCCGGCACTGGGGCGGGGGGTTGGCGCAGTTGTAGGCTTGCGCGGCGCTGATGTGGTAGGCGCAGCTTTTCCGGTGTCATCGAAGAAAAGGTCGTACGACACTTACGGCCCCCCCTCGGCTTGGGTGTTTGCGCCAAGCACTGCCAGCATCGCCTGGTAGTAGTCCGTAGCGGCTTGGAAGGTCCCAGCCTCTCCGCCTGCTATGCTGCGAACCCAATCAACGGCAAACTGAGTCGGATCGACCTCGCCAGCTCCGTTGAAAGCGGCGTTAAACTGCTCGGCCTCCTGGTTGGTCGCTTCGCGCCCAGCTTCTTCCAGCATTACGGAGTTTAAGAACGCCGTTGTCTCCGAGACCGAGAAAGCGGTACCGCCACCCCCGCCACCTCCCCCTCCGCCACCGCGGCTGGCAGCCTGGGTCGCATCGAAAACCATATCGAGCAACATGAACGGGTCAACTCTCCGACCGGCTTGGGCATATCCTGCTGCCGAGGCGACAACCTGAGCCCAACCGTTGATCACGGCTTGGTCGGCAAAGCCAGTGATATCGAGCCCCATAGCCTCCTGTGCGTAGGCAATCTGGGCTGGAGTCCAGCGGTACGGCAAAAGAACGGCATCATTAGCTGACATGTAGGCATCCTCGACGACCGGTACGGTCCCAAACCGCCCTGCCGCCTCCTCCGCGCCCATCCCGCCCATCCACACAAACTGACCCGAGCGCACGGCGTCCTCGCCACTGATCAAAGTCGGGTCAACCCCTGCGGCTAGTTCAGTGCCAGCCGGAACAATACTACCGTCAACGCCAATCGTAAACTGATCTGGTACCGGTTCGCCGTCCGGACCCACGATGACCGAACGTGGACGATCGATAATCTGCTGGCGGGCCGAAAACCCCTCAGGGGTGACATCGGGATCGCTGTCCCGTTGACCGAAAAGCCCGCCCTCGGAACGCATCTGCTCACGACGAAACGCGGGTCCTTGCGCCGACCGGAGCGCAATGTTGAACTCAGGGTCATCCGAGACTTCCCGGAGACCGATCACCCAGCGATCATATTCCACTGAACCAGGCTTGTGAGGATTACGCTTCAGTTCGGTAGCCAGGCGATCCTTACCGCGCGGCTGCACGGGACCCATTAGGCGTTCGCGGTCGGCCTGCCTCATCAGGTCTTCCTGACGCTGCTGCTCACGGATATCCGGGTTCAGCGACCGACTACGTACCATAGCGTTGACATCCGGGCGAGCGAACAGTCGCGACGCCTTGGTCATGGTCTGCGCAATGCGCTCCCATACGGTAGGCTCACGCCCTGCGCCAACAACGGTCACCTGGTCACCCCCGAGCCGCCAAAGTCTCATCACCGGTTAGCCACCGGTCATGCAATGCCGAGAACGCCAAGCTATCTTCCTTGAGCTGGAATACGATCCGCTGCCATTGCGCCCTTAACATTGCTGCATCGTCATTAGCCAACGTAGCCCAGCCCTGACGATCCATGAACGCGCGAAATCGGTCCCGTAGTCGTAGATACTCGATCAGCCCGCGAATATCGTCGCGTCCCTGTAGCCGCCTGTCCTGAACGATCTCCCGAAAACTCTGGAGGCGGCCCGTCAAGCGAGAAGTGTCGATGGTTCGAAAATCTTCGAACCATGGGTTAAGAGTTGTCTCTCCCCAGGGCGACTCAACGAACATCCGATCCTGAAGCCACTTGTCTCTCGCAGCCCTGATGCGTTCCGCGCCCGTCTGCTCGATACTGGTCAAACCACGTGACGCAAGGTCGATGTGTATCAGATCCTGGAACTTGCCATACTCAATCCATCCCAGCCGCTTCTGAGAATCCTCCCACGATTCCTCAGGAGACAGTCGTCCACGCTGCTTTTCGCTAGACCCTGGACGCAGCTCTTGCAGTTTTTGCGCCTCATAAACGGCACGCGAGAACTCGCCTCCGCCTTCCTGGCCGATGATCAGGGTCGCAACATCGGGATGGCGGTCGATCAAGTCCTGGTACTTTTGCCACGCTCGCTGGGTTTTAATCGTTGCAGGAATGCCCAACGCGTTACGGGTAACCCGGGCGGTCAGTGCGAAGAACTCCTCACCCATCTCATCGTAAAAGAGCTGGTCGGCCGCCGGCACCTCTGCCTGGTCGCGGCCTTCGGCCGCCGCTTGCTCACGCAGGGTCGCCTCGCGCGCCCGCAACTGCCGGTAGTAGTCGATGTAAGGCTGGTACGGGCTCTGGATCTGCGGGGAAATACCGGCACCAAACGCCGCCCAGAAGCGCAGACCACGCATCGACGCAGCCTTGTCACGCGCTTCCTCAAAGGTCGGCGGGTTTGGCCGCAAACCGAGTGAGTAGGATGTCATGTCCGACGCGAAGATCGCAGTAGCCTGACCTTCGGCGATTTGCCGATCCTGCTCAGCCCATTCAGGAAATACGACCTGACGGATGTTTCTCACGTTGGTCGGAATGACCGCAGCAGATGAATCAGCGCTCGGCCCAAGGGGGAGAATCCATTGCTTCACAAACTCGTTCTCTGCAAACTCCGGGTTATCCAGCGCAAACTTGTTAGCTGGCACAGTTATGATCGGCCCAGCGGTTGGCAGGTCAAGAAATGTGCGAAAGACCCGCTTGTTGATTCGCACCTGTGGACGAGAGTCGTCACCATAGTAACGCTGCGAAAGCCACGACGGCAAGCGGAACGTGATGAACCTGTCAGCCGGCTTGTGGTCGACCAATTCTACACGTTCACCGGTTTGAGGATGCGCCGAGTACCAGGTCTCACGACCGTCCTCGACAACTAGCTCGTTACCGTTCTCATCAGTCACCAGGCCGGCGCGGTCAGGCAGGCTCCACAGTTTCCAAATGTGCAGTGCAGCAGTCGGGTTCTCACGAAGTACCACACCCCACTTGAGGCCGGAGTCCGCAATGGCCGACATGAACGGGACATACAGGCGAAGCGCCTTCGCGAGATCCCAAGTCGCATTAGTCGTGTAAAGATACCGCTGGACATCCCGCAACGCCCGCCTGCGTGCGACCTGCTCGATCGCGCGCAGGTCGTCGACCCGGAAGTGCTCACCTCTGCCGGCTAGCTGCCCACCCCTCCGCTCAGCAAGTGTTTGGGCGTGCATGCGATACCGTTCAGCAGCAAACGGGAACCGGACGAGCTTATCGTTCGGCATATCCGATAGACGCTTGAACGTGTCGTCAGTAGCTTTCTTGATCTTGTCCATTAGCGGACCGCGGCCGGTAGCCGCCTCAAGTGACAATCCGTGTACCCGAGGCATCTCGCTACGGCTCACAACGCGCTCAAGGTCTGCCGTTGTGGCCTCGCCCGCAAGAACCTTCCGTCGTAGCTCGAATGACTCTGGACGTCGCGCCGGAGCAAAGGGAACATACGCGTCAACCATTGCCTGAACCATCGCAACCTGCTCAGCAAACTGCGACCGCCATGGACCCATTCGCCACTGATAGGCTCGTCCTTCAGAGGTGGACACCAACCACTTAATAACATCTGAGTATGACCGGCCAGCCAAAAACTGCCTAGCAGCCGGGTCCTTGGCAAGCTGGAGCATCACCGCACGGCTCCACGCCTCCTGGTACGTCTTCCAGTCGTCTGGGGCGACATCCACATAGCGCCGCGAGGCCGCAATGAACTCGGCAAATTTCAGGTCGGTAGCCGCATCCACCCATGCGTCATCGGGACCGCGGTTAGAGACCTGCTTACGGAGCCGGTCCCCGTGGTCACCGTCAAACCCGCCGCGGATAGTGACCTTCCCGGCTGCGGTATTCAGGGTGATCTCTGCCGTACCGGAGTCCTGGATCAGGTCACCCTTGCGTGCGGAGAAAGGCAGACGGACTCTTACCCCCGCACTCCGCTTCACCGCAGCCTCGGGTGTGTTGTTTCGCCCAACGGCAAGGGCGATCCTACCGTCTGGCCACATATGCGAAACCAGAACGCTATCGGGCCGTAGCAGCTCATCAAGATGTTCTTCGACAAACGCCCGAACGTCCTCAGGGTTGAACACACCGTCGTCTGCACGGACAATGAGCCGCTGATGCTGTGTAGTGATGTTCTGACGAATCTGGTCCGTGGTCAGATCAGGAGACTCACCACTGAAAGGATCAACCACGCTAATCCGTGCCGGCTCACCATGCGATCTGCGCTCATGCGCACGGACGACGTGACGCAAGTAGGATTGTTGCCATGCCGGGGAAAGGTACGCCCCCCGGTCAGCAGCTCGCAGAGCATACGCGCCAACAGCGGTCCGAAACTCGGCTGGAGTCATGGCACCCGATTCGAGCGATCCGTATATCTCCGCAAGCTGCGAGTTCAACGTTCCCGCCGATGCGTGCGCCTCAACCCGATCAACGAGATCATCAAGCGGGATAACGCCATCAGCAAACGCCACCTCATAGGAGCGATACGCCTTACCGGTGTCCGTCAGGCTGACCGGGTTACTCGGGTCGAAACTGGCGTCCTCGGAAAGCCGAGCGCCACGTGGACTGGGTGCCGATGCTGCGATGACCTCGGCCTCGGCATCAACCTCCACAGAACCTTCACCGCGAGCCCGGCGAGCAGCGACAATCTCACCTACCAGGCGCCGGCGAGACCGGATATTGTGCAACGTGTTCTTTGTCCCTCGGCCTACCGTCGCAAAAGAGGAGAACGCACCCAGCTTGGCCCAGACTCGACCCAGCTCATCAGACAAAGTGCGCGGCACGTAACCCGGACGAAGGATCGCAGTGACCTTCCATGTTGACATAACCGCTTCCAGCGTAGCCCGGGTGATATCCTGGGCACCATAAACTTGCTTCCCGAACTGCGCAGTCCAGGTAGGGGTGTCATCACCTTTCAGCTTGGGCCGCCCACGACCAAAACCAACGTGCCACCAGAGTGCGTTCTCCAGTACATTCCAGTCGACCATCGGCACAATATCGCCATGTTGCGTAATAGTAACCGGGCGGTCAAGGCGAATATTCAGGTCTTCTGGGATAAGAGTTAGGTTGCCGAACTCGTCAGGCAACTCAATGTAATGCGATGGCACGTCGCCACGCTGTACCGCCTGGTCAATCTGATGCTTGACGGCAGCGATCCGGGTGGCTGAGGCAATCTTGTTAGCCTTGAGCTTCCGTTCGTATTCTTCAAGCACGTCCTGTGATGCGTAGCGGCGGTTGGCGGAAAGGATCTGACGGTTCCCCCGCCGATGCCGGTTCATCACCGGGATCAGTACATCAAGGTCAGACATGGTAAGCCCATACGCGGACCCGTGCTTGTGAAAGGCGAAGTTCTCCGCTGCGTTATAAATCGCAAACCGGGCCTCCGGTGAGGTCGCCCGAGCATAAGCGCCAACCCAACGGTCCATTTCGCGTTGATCTAAACGCGATAGCCCAAGAGTGCTCCGAAACACGCCAACACTGTTCGGGTCATTCAGGTCCAACATCCTGCCGGACCGCTGGCTCGGTAGAAAGTGGCGGCTCCGGCGAGCCCAGTGTCCGAGCTTGACGGGGGTAATGTTTCGCACGTATTCGTAGGTTCCGGAGCGCCAGAGCGAGGTCCACGTCAAGCGCGGAGGTGCAGTACCAGACAGGAGACCGCCGGCCTTGGCTGAAGTGCCAAGCTGACCCCACGTGCCATGACCGTTAACGGTCGCGTCCACCCATGCGCGCCGCTTGGTCTCCATCAGAGCTTCGATCTGACTATTAACCTTAGGGTTGCCTTCACCGTAGTGCTTGGCCGCATTGGCGAGAGTGTAGTTCGCCTGAGCGTGACCAATCACATCAGCGATACGCGGTGCCTCCTGGGCAAGCGTATCCCACGCGCCAGCGTCGCCATACAAAGCCCGAAACGTCGTGTCGTAGAGGTCGATAACGCCGCCCTGAGATGCATAATCGTCCTGCATCCGAGCTGAATCGTAAAGAAGCGCAGCAGCAAGATCACCGTCATAATGATTGTTGAACATCCGCCGGCGAACCTGTTCACTATTGTCGGCACTTCGGATAAAGTCCTTCGCCTTACGATAGGACCGACCGTCAATGACAGACTCAAGCTTCCCCGACTGGAGAGCGGCAGCAGTCATCTCCTTTGACAAAAAGCGCGATCTCGCAAGCAACGCTAACTTGCTGACCGCTAGTGCGGGGTCTCCTGCAAGGACAATACCAACATCGAGAGTACCCGAGACACCCTTCATCAGAGAATTCTCGTAGTACGACTGGCGACCATCCTCGCCGCGCAGGCGAGGATCAAACTTGTCAGGGTCCTGAAGAATGATGCCCACGGTGGGGGACTGTTCGAGAACCGCCTTGCGGCGCTCAGCCGAAGGGTTGATCCCGAGCATTTCGGTAACGTCTTGCGCCTGACCGATAGTTGCAAAAACGAACGCTTGCCCCGGCGTGACGAACGTGGTTGTGTTATACGCCTGCTTCCACGTGTCGGCGTCAAACAACAAACCCAGATTGCGCTCGTTAAGAGCATCAGCGCGCGCCAGGTTGACGGTTGCTATTGGACGCCCGACAAACTCACGCTGTGCTACGTCGAGCGTACCGAACACCTGCCTGAAAAGCGGCTGGTCGCCCAGGGCGGAGGCCACACCGCCAACTGCCTGGCCACCGCGGCTAACCTGACTGAACGCCCGGTCAAGCACGTTCGCGGAAGCCCAGAACGCGTCGGCGTTATCCTTCGCGTCCCCCGCCCCAAAGGCCGTGTTCCAAAGCGAGGCCCCAACGGCGTGCTGCTCTTTCCAAAAGTCGCGGGCCGCCTCCCACGAACCTTTCAGGTTCCCACCGGTCTCTGCCCACCGGAAATCCCAGTCTCGCCAATTCACCTCAGCAAAGCGATCAATCAGGCCCATCAGAGAACCGCCCGCAAGTGTCTAACCCATGCACGAAAACCACGGGCCGCCTGGGGCGACTCAGCCATCATTTCCAGAGCCGGCAAATAGGCGCGCAACGTCTGTACCCCTGGGTCAGCGTCGATGCCCAATCCGAGCGCGGCCGGACCCGGACCGGGGCCACTGTCGGCACCAGCGGTGATTGGCTCGCCTGGACGGGTGGAGGGTGCGTTGAGCGATGTGATACCAGACAGGTCGACCGGGCTGACCGGAAGCGGGCTAGCTTCGGGCGCCATCGGCGCGGCAGCCTGGGTATCCCGGAAAGTCTGTTGCTCGCCATACGCAGGGTTGGGGAGGTCGCGAACCGGCTGGCTAGCTCGACGATCACCCGGGCCGCCATCGGTGCGCCGTGACAGGCGCCCGGGTCCCGATACTGGCGCGGGGTGCCGTGGCGGCTGATATCCGCCTCTGGGCTGCGTCACGTTGCAAACCTTTCGTGCCCTTGGTAAGCTACCGGAATGAGCAGATCGACTTGGCGCAAGCTGACAGGATCCATGTACTGCGTATTTGCCGGCTTCTTCACGCTATTCGCTGTAGATGTTGTCGGGGCACTGCTCCCGGAAAGCGGCATGGAGCTTGGTCTCCAGTTCGGCGTATTCTTAGGATCGACGACAGCCTTCGCTGCCACGCTCGACCCATTCATGGACCGGGTATTTGACTAGCCAGTCCGCGGAACCGAATTCCGGGTCCGTCCGGTTCCCCGAGTGCCAGAGCCGGGTGCCTTCATGCTTCGGGTTGCCAGCCGACCTCGCGCTGGCTTCGCCATGCTGTTACCAGCTCGAATCGCCGGCTTGAGAGTGCCGGACCCGGGACCGGAAGTCTTCGCGTCCCCCTGACTGCGAGGCTTGGGAGGACGGGGCTCTCCCAGCCGGGCACTGGCGCGGTTTGCGGTCGGCTTGTAGCCAATGTTCTTAGGCATTTCGCTGTTTTCTCCGTTTCGGTTGGGTCTTTTTCCCGAGCTTTCGGGGTAGACGCTTTCCGGTAGGCGTTTCTTGCTCCCAGCGGTCAGCCATCCTGGGGTTGTTCGCGTGCATCCATCGCCGCTGGGCTTGACTCTTGAGCGGCATCCGCTACGATCCGATCATGGTAGGAAGCTGGCTCCGAAGGGTGAGCCACGCCGGGGCTGTCGCGAACGCAACGTGGCTGCTGGGTTCGACCGTCGCGGACACCCTGAGCCCGGCGGGTGTGATGAATGTGTTGGGGTGTGCACTATTCGTGATCGCCCACTGGGTCTCCTCAGAAGCGACGCCGCCGCATCGTGGAAGCGGACATCTGAGGCGCCCCGCCGGCCGTCAGGCCGGCCAGCATGACGGAGAGGTCAGGGCGCCCACCGGGCGCCATGCCCGCCTGCCCCGCGGGCACCCCGCCCATCAGACCGCTTGGGGTGAGGCCGCCACCGAGGCCGCCCGTGGTGGCATCTACTGGAGCACCCTCTGACGGCTCCGCAGTCGGGGGCGGCTCGGGAGGCGCGAAGACCTCGGAAACTATGTCTTCGACCGCCCGCCCCTTTTGGATGCCCTTGATCACTGCGGACAACTGGTGGACGGTGGCCGCCGGGTCAAGCCCCATCTGAGCCATTGCCGGGATTGACTGAGCTAGCGCGTACATCGACTGGAGCAACGCTTCCCGGCCGTCCTCGACCTGAACCTTCGCCAGTTCGGATGTCACGTCGTAGCCGAATGGCAATTGGCGGGCCATGAAATCCCGTGAGAATAGCCGCTCGGCTCGGAGCTGAAGCATCATCACAACTGCCCGGTTAGGGTCAAGGCCGGCAGCGAAGCCGTAGGATACGTCGCATGAGTAGTCACCGCGAATATCTCGGGACGGCTTGTATGCGACCTCGTAAGGTGCCCCCTGTGACCGTCCACGAATCGTGCGCTCTACACCAGGCCAGTAGACGGTGTCCATCTTGAAACACAGGCGCATCACGTTCTGAAGCGCAACCTGGGCCGCCACCTGGTAGGTTTTGATCTGCGTGTCAAAGGCGCCCATCAATGCTTCGACGCCCTTGCCGGTAATAATGGACGCGTCGATTCCGCCGGTGCGGGCTTCGTTGTACCGGGCGCCTCGCTGCATTTCGGCCATCATCAGCTCTTGCTGGGCAAATGCTGTCGTGCCCATCTCAAGACCGACACGCCTGATCTTTTCAGGCGTGTTCGTGCGGATAATCGCTTCAGGACCGAAATTTAGCTCTTGAACGTCGTTCGGCAGCGCCAATGGTGCCTCGACCTGCTTTTCGACAGCCGAAAGCTGGAGTTTAGCGAGAATGTCCCTAGCTAGTTGAACCCATATCACGTCGTCAAACTGGCCTTTGGGTATTGACGCGTCGACCCATGGGCGCCGCAGTATGACAATCGGCGTCTCACCTAGAAGATTCGGCACGCTTTCGAGCATGCTCGGATGTTCGCTAACCAGAACCAGTGCGATCTGGTCACCGTCGCAGTAGCGAACCAGCTCAGCCTGCTTCTCTCCGGTCAGAGGAGTAGAGATCGCATGTTTCCGAATGGCACCCGCATACTCCGGATAGACATTAGCAAGAACTTCAACGTCGCAGTACCACCGCTTGAAGTAAGACAGTGTGCGTCCCCAGCGGTCAAACTCGGCATACCCGCCGCGAGGGTCCTCGACGACAATCCGCGGGGCCAGAGCATCGAAGTCTGGTTCGACATAGAAGACTTGGCGGGCGTAGGTCACGTAATGGTCCGCGCCGTACAAGTTCTGTTCGGCTAGGTCGGAGTGATCCACGTACCACTGAGCGATCTTGGTGCGGCGGTCGGCAAACTTGCGGGCGGTGTCCGAAGACATGTTGGCCGATGAGCAGTTGAAGGAGGGAAGCGGTGCGAACACCTCGGCTAGATCGCGAGCGACGGTATCGACAAAGTTAGCCACGATCTGCTTCGGGTAGCTTTCCGAGACCATCTCCGGAGCGATAAGGTCAAGGTCGCCACGGCGGGCGGCATGCACATCTTCCCACACCCGGTCCGTGGCCGAGTGCCGACGCTGAAGAGTCTTCAGCTTGTCATAGATGTCATTCGCATCAAGCATGCTGCACCTTTGCCGCCGCCAAATCGTTCAAATTGACCGTCACCTGGTTCTGCCTGCCGCGCCTGGACAACCACCGGTTCCGCTGGTAGCCCTGAGGGCCAGATCCGTCCAGCGAGCTGGCCTGGCAGACTTCGCGAGCCCGAATCTCCGCAAACCAGAGCGCCATGACAAGGTCGTCTTTAGCGTCAGACTCCGGTGACCACACAATGAGCTGTTCTACAAGCTGCTTTATCGCCTCGGGACGGTTAAGACCGGGAAGGTCAATTAGCTGTAGGTCGAACAGAATTGACATGGACGCTACACCGAACATCGGGTCCCACTTGTTTTTGCCGGTGTGGTGCTCAGAGAGTCTGACGCCTTGGGAACCAAGCCATTCTTGAAGTTCGGGATCTTGAGTCAGGAACGCCTGGAAGGCGTTCTTTTCGATACGCCACTCGTGAATCTCGTACATAGTGGTCAGTTCTTTGATGATACCTCGTATCCAGCCTGGAGTAGCACCCGTACGCAATCGGCCGTCAAGTATCCACCGCTTCTTCGTGTGACGGTCTACGGCATAAACCAGCACACCCGTATCCCCAACCATTGCCGGGTCCATTGACCCAATTACATACAGACCATCCATGTTTCGGCCGCACTCTTCCTTGCGCAGCTTGCCGGCGTTACGTCGGGTTATGCAGTTCTTGACTTTCTCGGCGGGGAAGACTGCATCTTCTTCAACCTCAGCCTGTTGATACGCCAGTGCCCAGGTTCGGGAGGAGATCATGCCACGCCGGCGAGACAGGTACGGCCCGGTCCATTTGTCGTACAGACCATCGTCGTCCGGTTGAAGATTCTTGGAGCCGGGCCAGGGCTCTTGTGCCTTTGGCCAGAGAGTCACCCAGTCATCAGGGTCTTCGGCAAACTCTAGGACCGCCGGCTGGGCCAGGTAGGTCCACGGGGATTCGCCGGTCGGATAGAGGGCGGGCGTGCGCAGGTGCCGGTACAAGTCGATTGCGTCAACCCGGGTGCCTACGACAACCAAAGTGCCGAAAGTTCCGAGCCGTGTTATAACCTCCTGCTGCAACCATCGGGTCTGCTTCTCGAACTCGTGAGCGTTCGAGAGGATAACTGCGTCGTCGACGATTATCAGATCAGACCGTACGCCGTAAATCTGACCGCCTAGTCCAACCGCCTGGACGGTGGGGTCTTTCTCGCCGGAGTCCCGCTGGGAGCCGAGGTAGATCCGGTCGGCTGCCCATATGGCCGCGTCGGCTTTGAAACCCTCAGGTGGGCCGAATGCTTTTTGCAATTCCGCGTACCGCGGGTGGGTCAGACGGTATTTGATGGCGTACAGGAACTCTTCGGCCAGCTCTGCCCGCTTGGAAACGAGCATGATCTTGACGTTCGGGTCTGCTATCAGCCGCCAAGTCGGATAGTTGATCGACAGCGTAGTCGACTTCGCGTGCTCCGGGGGAGTGTTGATCAAGATGTGATTCGGTGAACCCGACTCGTAGACCATCGACGAGTGAAGATTGTTTAGCTGTTTGCCTCCTAGCAGGTCGACCCAGCGCTGCTGGTGGGCATAGATCGGCTGCTTGAGGTATCGTCGGCAAAACTCGGGGAAGTCGGGGACCTTGGTGTTGGTGGTGACGGCCAGGGCGGCGGTTTGTATCTGGTCCATGCGCATGGACCAGGCGGGGTCTTCGGACCGCCACCGCTGGTACGTGGTGCGGTGAATGCCGATCTCCCGGCACGCCTCTTTAACACTGGCGCCAGTAGCTACCAGCTCCAGCATCCGGTTCTGGCGGCGCGTATTCTGCGTCTTCTGCGCTCTGGTGAGAGTCATGCTAGGCGCTACCCCTATTCTCCGGACCGGCCTACGCGCGCGCGCGTGTGTAGGCGCGCGGGAGGAGTCGCGCGACTTGGCCCATCCGAACCCACCTACCGGCCTTGCATGACAGGCGCGCCGGTGCCGGGCTATCTGACCACCTGCCCACTACAGGCAAACCGGCGCGCTGGGCGGCCCCCGTCCCAAACCTCGAAGGGAATGGGTCGTGTACGTTTCGGGGCCGCGCTAACCTAAACCTGCCCGTTAAACCCGCTCAGCGCCCCGTAGGCGCGCGTTTTCTCGGTTAGGGGTAGGCCAGGAGAAGAACGGCTATGCGAACAGCCCAAAATCGCTCTCAGCGGGTTCCGGGGGTTCCGGGGGTTCAGTGTTGGGAACCGCCCAAACCAGTGCGGTGGCAATAACGCCTACCGCGATAGCCCACTGAGGGGCATTCTGCCACAGAGCTGCGACTTCGACAAGAAGACCGAGCGCCGCGATCAGGAACTTTCGATAGCGGGTCACCCATGCGGGCGCCAGGCGCCCCAGAAGCTCGATCTGAGGTCGATAACGGGTAAGCCAATCAGACATTGGTACCATCAGATCAGGAACTCCTTAACGAAGATGACCGCAACCGCAGCCCAAGCTGCGGCCATGGACCAAATCGGAAGCGATGTCTGGTGCGAAACACGGTCGAGGCGGTCAACTTTCTCCATCAACACAACCACGCGAGTCGAAAGCTGCTGAATCAGGTCGTAGACTTCGCGGCCGGAAATCTCGATTCCCTGCATCAGGCGTTAACCGGTTGCCGCACCCGGATCTCCAGCTCGTCAGCGACTTGTTCGGCGGTGACCGAGGCGACAGCCTCTTGAACCGCGGCCAGAATGCCAGGCACGATGCCCTCCAGGGCCTCAGCAATCGCGTCGACCTTGGCGTCAACGACGGCGGTCCGCTCGGTTGCGGCAACTGCCCAATTTCGGATGCTGGACAGGTAGCTCGCGGCCGACCAGAACGGGTTCTCGGCCTGGGTAGTTGCCGAACTCGGCGCCGGAATCACCCCGTCAGTGCGAAAAATCTTGCTAACGTCAGCGGTGGTCAACGGCATGTCATCCTCCTGTGGCTCAAACGGCAAGATGCTGGTATCAAGCTCGTCAGAGAAAACGCTGATGTGAATGTGGTGGTCAGGGTTCGAAGATCCCTGCTTGAACCCATCGGCATAGCTGTAGTTCTTGCCGGCAACATTCATGTATTTCAACCACGGGTAACGGTCAGCGCGGGCGTTAGCCAGAATCGCCCCGCCGAGGCCATCGGCGTCGGCCAAGTCGATAGCGGTCACGATGTAACCGGGCAAAGGGACCGGCCAGGCGGTAAACGAGAACGGCGTATGGTCCTGTGGCCAGTCAGAGGTCAGGTGGGCTTCGTTGCCGATCGTCCCAAGCATCTGGACGCTATTGGCGGCTGCCCAGTCGCGAAGCTGCCGGATGGGTCGGGCGAGGGTCCATGGGCGGCCGGCCTCGACCCAGCGGTGGTATGCCTTGGTCGCCATCGTGTCCTCCACTGACGCTCGCGCGCGCACGCGCTTTCCTTTGGCAAAAGAAAGTTTCCCTAACTAAGTAGGGGCAGACGAAGTCTGCCCCGTAAGTATTTGATAGTAGGGGTTATAAAGGCCCGCCCCCTCCGGGGTCGGGCTTATTGTAGTAGTATCTACTATAGGGGTGTACTACATATCCCCTAACCCCCCTACCCCCCTTTCCCCATGCCCTGAGCATAGCAAACCTTGTCAAGAGGGGAAAGTCGTATAAAGTAGGAAAAACCGGGACGTAACCATTAAGAAGTGTGAGCAAGATCACAGCCATTAGTGGGCCAGTACAGCACCACACAACACCGTTACACGTCGTATGCTCGGAGGCCCAAACCCGAAGGCTTGAGAGGTGAAACCCGATGACTAAACTCACGGCGGAAGAAGTTGAGGCAGCACTTCAGGCAGCCTGCCCGGCCGAGTTCTGCCAGCAGAGCCCCGGAGAAAGGTGTGTCAGCCGGGATGGCCTGGTTCAGTATCGGCCTCACGCCGCCCGCATTGAGGCGGCAGCTCGGCAAGTTGGGCCATCCTCCACCCCGCCGCCGGCACCCTCGGCCAACACCGTGCCCACCGCCGGCAACCCCGTGCCCAACCAAGACCCGATTGCGAAGCTGGAGGGATTCATCGACATGATAGAGGAACTGGCTAGCAAGGCCGGCAAGTTCCTGGCTGAGGTCAAGGCTGAGCGTGACGGCCTGCGGACTATCGACGACAGGTACCGGCGGCTCCTAGCCACCTACGCTGACATCACGGAGTCTGGGGTCTAGGCCGGCTCGCCGGCGCCAAGGAGGCAACAGATGGGGGATGACATCGCGGGTCTGACCCGCGAGCACTTGCGAGAATCGTCGCTTATTGAGGGTATCGACGATCCCGTTGCAGACATCGCCATGGCAGGCGCCTGGCAATGGTTGGCGCCTTTCAGTCGCCTGACCAGGACACGCATTCTGACAACACACCGACTGATCACCGCTCGCCAGCTTGGCAAGGAGGCTGGCAGGACACGTCGGGTGAATGTTCGGGTAGGAGTACGCATCTGCCCCCAGTGGCCGGCCGTTCCTCCTCTGCTGGCTGACTGGCTGCGCAAGATGCAGCACCCGGCGCAATATGCCCCCAAAGACATGCATGTCGAGTTTGAGCTGATCCATCCCTTTATCGACGGTAACGGTAGGGTTGGCCGGTTACTTCTTTGGTGGCATCAGATCAAGGTTGGCGAACAGCCAATCCTGCTCCGCGCGGCGGAGCGACACACCTACTACCAATGGTTCCAATGAGGGGAGCGAACACTGAACAGCTTCATACTAGATCCAACTAGCATCCGTGACTTGGCTCCTGAAGCCCTCGGCCCTGACGGGCGGCTGCAAGTCCTGCCGGCCGCATTCTGGGCAGACACCACACCCGCCGAGCGTGCCCTATTCGGCCACCGACACGGCCTGTACAGCTTCCCCACCACGGAACTCGTTGAGCACCTGCGCGTACTGGTCGCCGGACGGACGGCCATCGAGATCGGCGCAGGCCACGGGGTGTTAGCCGAGGCGCTAGGCATTCCCGCGACCGATAACCGGATGCAAGAACAGGCACGCTACCGCGCGTTCTACGCTGCGACCGGCCAGCCGTGCGTGCCCTACGGCCCGAACGTCATCAACTGCCACGCCTCCCGCGCGGTACGCCGGTTCAAGCCGGACGTGGTGATCGGCTGCTGGGTGACACACAAGTGGGACCCGCGCCGGCCGGAGGCCGGCGGCAACGAAGTCGGCGTGGACGAGCCGGACATCCTCGCTAACTGCGGACTGTACGTGATCGTCGGCAACGAAAAGGTGCACGAGGACAAGGCGATCTGGAAGCGCCGGCATACGATCACCTACCCGGACTTCGTGTACTCCCGGGCCATGAACGGTAGCCGCGAGTTCATCGCGAGTTGGGCAACAAGATGAACGGCGCCGTCGTGTACTGGTCAATACGCGACCGGACAACCGGTGCCCCGGTCACCAACGCGTGTTTCCAGACCCGGGGACAGGCTGAGGCCAAGATCGCCGAGTGGAAGAAGCGACAGCTCGCAGGGGGCCGCCCTGACATCAGTCGGGAGCATCTTGCCACACTAGAACCGTATATTTGGTCATCCGCATACACTTGGCTTACCACCTATGATGAGTGACCGGTGGATACGTTCGGCTAGGAGAGGTGGCCGCCCCCCCTCCTTGCACGCAAATTTGTGTGGGGGTATATGAGGCAGTGGAGCCGCGCGCGTAAAAAACCCCGGGTCGTACTTGTCGGACATAGACCGATTTGGCCCGATCTGCCCTGACCGAGCTCGTGTCCGGTATACCACCTTCGCCCCGGTCTGTGCCGTCTGGTCTGTCCGGATTCGCTATGATATAGCACGCTGTGTGTGGATAGCGACTATGCCGGTAAACGAGCCATTACCAGCCGACACCCGCAGCCAGGCTGTATCGACACAGGCACACGCGTGTATCTATGCTAGCCAGCGCCTATCTCGTCATGATCAGGTCACAGGTTGGTAACGATGCGCCGGTTATGGTGCCGTAACCGGCGCTGGTCTGTAGTGTGGGCAGTGCTCCGCCCCGGAGCGCCAGGCGAGAAAACCGGCCGTTGGCTTAGATTGGACCTGGAATGTCTGGGGTGTGGGATTGCGGGTTGACATCTGGATATGCGACGAGACACGGCGCAGTGAATGCGTAGAGCTGCAATAGCGTGCGATGATCCGTTTATATGCTTTGCATGAATCACGGGGAGCGTGTGTTGTGGCTAGCCGTATGGTGATCTGTTGATTCCGTGTCTGTCGAGTTGCTTTGATCAACTTCCTACCTTCCTGTTTTCATGTTTGGTTGGTGGGTGGCATGCTGTTCTACCGTTCTGGTCTCGCATGCCGCCGCGCCATCGTTGCATGGGAAGGGATAAGTAATGCTAGTTAGGGTTTTCGATTACACAACCGAACAATTCCGCGTAGAAGAGCGCACCGTGAGAACACTCGACCGGGTGGAGATCACGAAGGGGCTACGGGTGTGGGACTATGACCTACAACTTGGTGTCATCGCATTCGATGATGACGCCAGTAACCCGCTAAGATTGCCTGATGTCGACAGAATCGAACAGGTTTGGTTTTATGTCGACAGGGACAACGGCGGTCGCAAACTGATGTCTGACACCCGCGTGTGGGTGCGGCATCCGACATCGGGTGAGCGTGCCTGATGTGGTATGTGATTAACCCACGGGAGACAACCGGGTATGTGGTGCGCGTGCCGTTCGCATGGCTGGCACGCATGGCTACCTGGTGGTTGAACCGTGGCAACAATCCGAACCGTTGGGTTGACTACGCCCCACATGAGTCAGGTATCTGCGGCAAAGGTGGTAAGCCTTGCAAACGTTGTTTGTGGACTGCCTGACACTGCCCTAGGGACACAGCGCCGGAGCAAGATCAAGACCTGGCGCTGCGTCCCTAGCGAGTGTGTCAGTCAAGGGCATACATGGGAAGGGTTGAGAATGACTGCAATTGGTAAGATCACAGCGGCTAGTTTGCGGGTTGGTGACGTTGTTCTAATCGAGGCTGCCCGCGATGGGTCGTCGTGGGTGCCTGCCATCCGTAAGGGCAACGGCACCTACGCCGTGCGTGTGACGTTCGTAGGCCGTACGGCGGAGCGTGGTGGCGCGCGGGTTACGCTGGATTACGGCCTAGCGCTCGAAACCAATGACCGTACCGCGCATATGGTTGTTTCGCCCAGTCAGACGTTTTGGCTGGGGAGCGCATCCCGCAAGTGGAGGGATGCCATGATGGCTAAGGGTGTGGAGTTTTCACGCTAGCTGACACTGCCACTGGCGCACAGGTCATCTGTGCGCCTAGGGAGTGTGTCAGATACATTCGGAAAGGGTTGGACATGGAAACATACTTGCTTAAGGCAGGCGATAAGGTGCCGCTGGTGCGTGATGGCAAGCCTATCGGCAATGCTGTGGTGACCGGTTGGCAGCCTATTGAGCAGCTCACGCGGGGTACAGTTGTGATCGATACCCGTAACGATATGCTGGCCATGGTGGACTCATATTGGGACGGCACATACCATATCGAGTGGTTTGACGGTGGCGGCTTGGCGTGTTCCTGGCCTGGTGAGCTGTTTCCGGTACTCAGGATGCCTGACGCGTGATGTATGGCTACGGGTAGCAGGCTTGCACTGTTACCCAAAGGGATACATCAGGCACTAGGGAGGTAACAATGGGTGAGGTTAAGCGAATCGAAACTATCGGTACGCTTGTGCGTGGTCGCTACGGCAATCTGGGCAGGATCACAGAGGTTATCGAATCGTCAAGGCTGTCTGTGAATCATGTACGGGCACCGCTTGACGTGGTGGTGACCCTAGAGCCTGTAGGGCCGGGGTACGGGCATCGGTCAGCATGGGCGAGCGATCTTAAGCTTGCCCATCCGGGTGATGTTGGTTCCCATAGACACCGGACGGGTTGCGAGTGCGGCCGGACGGTACATGGTGAGAACACGCTATACGGGGTGGACGTACGTTCATCCTGGGGTGTGTGACCGTTGGGTCATCGGGTAGCCATCCCGTATGGCTGCCCTACTGTCCTAATGTGTAAATGGAGGTTAGAAAATGGCAACGAAAACCACGCTACGCGGTCGGCCTGCTATCATGCTCCACATTGATGGCGGTGACGATTTCGGCGTAGATCAGGTCACCCCG